CGGAGAAGCACATCCGTATCATCAGTGTGACGACTGCGGCGGCCATCCATCCAGTCATCGGTTCGTCTGAGAATGACGTGCAACTGCGCACGCGACACCCGGAGACAACGGCTGACTAAGCTTACTCCCCATCCCCGGGCAATAAGGGCGCGTGCGCTATCCACTTTTTTGCCCGTCCATATTCAACGGCTTCTTTGAGGAGTTCATTTTCCATCGTTTTCTTGCCGAGCAGGCGCTGGAGTTCTTTAATCTGCTTCATGGCGGCAGCAAGTTCAGAGGCAGGAACAACCTGTTCTCCGGCGGCGACAGCAGTAAGACTTCCTTCCTGGTATTGCTTACGCCAGAGAAATAACTGGCTGGCTGCTACACCATGTTGCCGGGCAACGAGGGAGACCGTCATCCCCGGTTCAAAGCTCTGCTGAACAATTGCGATCTTTTCCTGTGTGGTACGCCGTCTGCGTTTCTCCGGCCCTAAGACATCAATCATCTGTTCTCCAATGACTAGTCTAAAAACTAGTATTAAGACTATCACTTATTTAAGTGATATTGGTTGTCTGGAGATTCAGGGGGCCAGTCTAGGGCTCAAAAGGAGTTTCAGAGTAACAAAACTCAGTTTTCTATTATGATAACAGTTTGGTTTTGCGGTAAAAATTTTTCAGATGAAATCAAAATTCATCTCTTTTAAAAAGATATTGTATGAGCACAATTAAAACAATCAGAATATTATTCTGAAATGAACTAATTTTAATGTTTTTTGAAGTTTAATTTATGTTTCTGAGTTTAGATTAAGATAAAGACGAAAATTGACAGATGGAAAGCTATTAATTGAAAATTAATTCGCTGGTTATCCTAGTGATCCAGTAATAAAAATGAACTAAGCTTTCTCTAGGAGATTTTCGTGAATAAAAAATTTGTTGTACGCATGATGGTAGGCACCCTGCTAATGGGTACTTCAGTGGTGTCTATGGCAGCAGCCAATAATGTTGGTAGCTCTCAGGCAACTATTTCAGGTTCTGTTGTGTCACCGACTTGTACAGTTACCTCTTGGCCTACAGACATTAGATTTGATCCAGTTAGTGTGGCTGACTATGCTACTCTGTCTCACAACTCAGTAATTCAGAACATGCAACAAGGGCAATTTGAACTGGAAAACTGCCCAGCTAACACAGCGATGAAATATACCGTAACTGCCCCTCAACGTGCGCAAGGTAATGCCTTCCAGGCGCTTGTTCAGGATGCTTCCGGAAAAGAGGTTAGTGGTCTTGCTCTAAGTTTTACCGCACAATCCGGTGGTAAATCTGGTTACTGGTATCTTGACGGATCAGAACGAGGTTTGGGTACTACAAATGCACAAGGTAGCTTAAGTATCCCTGCGTACGCTGTTCTTCTGAAGCGCGGTAATAATCCAGCTCCAACAGTTGATGGGGCAGTATATTCTGGCAACTTTAGCACGGTTATTCAATACTCCGTTAGCTATGACTAATATCGATTAATTAATATAAAGGCATATTTTTATAATATGCCTTTTATCAACTTTCTACACCAATTGTGGGTGGAAAAATGTATAAAACATTAATACTTTTTATTTTTATTTCATTTGGAGCTATAGCTAGCTCTGGGGGAATTACTTTAGATGTTTCTAGAGTTGTTTTTGACTCTCAAAACAACAGTCAGTCATTCACTATGAAAAACACATCGTCACAGATGGTCTTGCTTATTCGTGCTACCGCGAATAACTATTATTCAAACGATAATAAAGATGTTCCATTTTTCATAACCCCCCCACTGAATAGAATCGAACCTAATAGCGATATCCAGTTTAGAATAAATAAATTAGACAGCATTGAAAGATTGCCAAAAGATAGAGAGAGTTTATTTGCGATAAATGTACTTGCTATTCCACCAAAAAAAGAAAAAACTGAAGTACAAATGGCCTTAAACACTAAGATCAAGCTAATATACAGGCCTAGAGAAATAAATGACCCTTTAACTATTGAGCATTTGCAAGATAAACTAATTTTGTCGAAAAATAAAAGCGGTATAAGAATAGAAAACCCCACTCCATACTTTGTCACAATAGCAAATTTTAAGTTTAATAATTTAAATACCAATAGGCAGCCAGAAATGATTAAGCCATTTTCTGATATAATATTGAGAGAGAATAATATTAACTCTATGTCTTTTTCAATCATTAATGATTTTGGTGGTAATAGCGCCAGCAGAAACATTTCATTTTAATGATAAGAAATAACTCAAATTTATAGAAAAACGCGATGAAAACAAAACAAATAGCCTTATTTGTCTTTTTTGTCATACATTATAGCAATGCAGAAGAGTTAGCAACCAACTACACATTTGATCCTGCATTTATTAATATTGGTAATGATAAAAAGGTTAATGCTCCTGATTTAAGTTATTTCTCTCATGCGGACGGAGTTCTTCCTGGAGAATATCTTGTTGATGTTAAAGTCAACAATGAATCATTCGGTACGGAAACGATCCGATTCGTATCATCAGGAAAAGGAAAGGTTGTTCCTCTACTTACAGAGACGAGTCTAAAAAAGTGGGGGGTTGATGTAACGAATTTAAATATAACTAATGGCAGTATTCTTTCTAATGAACTTTCAAAACAGATCAAAGGGTTTGAAGTAAAATTCAATAAGAGCAAGCAGATTCTAAGTGTAAACATTCCACAAAGTTGGATCTATCGTCCTGTGTGGTCAGAAATACCACCTCAAGCATGGGATGATGGTGAAACCTCACTGCTTGTAAATTACCGTTATTCTGATGTACGACAAAGGCTAAACTCAACATCCAAGAACAATCAATCACTGGCAATTAACAGTGGACTGAATATCGGGGGGTGGAGAGTGAGACATAATGGGTACTGGAATTCAAGTAAATATGGCTGGACAAATTTGAATACCTACTTGCGTCATGACTATAGCTTCGGACAAGGTGGACAATTGACATTTGGACAATCATCAACTGATGATGGAGTGTTTGAAAGCTTTCCGTTTGAAGGGATATCAATAGGGTCCGATGATGGCATGCTCGTCCCTTGGATGAGCACTTACAGCCCTACAATTAGAGGAATCGCATTCACTCCATCCCAAATAATCGTAAAGCAAAATAATATGATAATCTGGCAAGGTGACGTTCCTGCAGGTCCATTCGAGCTGCAAGATGTCTTCCCTTTGTATGGAGGGGATATGGATATCGAAATACGAGAAAGTAATGGCGAGATTAGACACTTTACACAGTCATCATCAACATTACCGATTCTCCAACGTAAAGGTCGCATGCGTTATCACGCAGCAATTGGTAAGTATAGAGATATCAATAGCTCATTCAAAGACAAGCCCTTATTCTTACAATATTCAACGGCATGGGGTATAGGATGGGACACTACAATCTTTGGTGGAATAATTGTTGCCGAAAACTATAGTTCGGCTTCATTTGGAGTTGGCAAGTACATATCTTCAATTGGTGCTTTTTCATTAGATCTGAGCTACTCCGATTCTGATACGGTGTCTAAAGATAATGGAAAAAGTGAAAATGGTTCTGTAACTCGACTAATGTTTGCGAAAGGATTTGAGTCTACAGGTACTTATTTGAATTTGACAGAGCAACTTTATAATTCACAGAACTTCTATTCTTTTAATGATTATCAACAGATGAAGATTGGTAATAATTCCAAATTTAATAAAATAAATAGAATTACCACTCAGTTGCAACAAAGTATTGGCAATACTAACCAATTGACCTTATCCTCAGACTGGACTACTTATAGAAATGCTAAAGATAGTCGCCAATTTCGGCTATCGTATTCGTTTCCTGTAAAAAAGGTATTTACATCCTTGTCATTAAACTATAATAAACAACCACAATATGAAGATATAGATAAATCTGTTTATCTTTCAGTTTCAGTACCTTTTAGTTCTTTTTCGAACTATAGTAATGCATCATTGACAACAAATGTATACAATTCAGGAAATAGCACAAATACACAAGCAGGTGTGAGTGGTTATTTTATAGACCAGCAATTATATTATAGTTTCATGGAAGGTTATCATAGCGGTAGTCGTGACTCCAGTTCAGGTAATGCAACGCTGAGATATAAATCCTCCAAGGGAGAGATACAATCAACAGTGTCACATCAACATAACTCAAAACAATTACAATTTGGCATTAGCGGTGGAGTAGTTGTACACAAAAAAGGGATTGTATTGTCTCAGCCGTTATCTCTTGACGGAGCTAATGCATTGATCGACACTAATGGCGTAGAAGACATCAAAGTAAAAAGAGGTATTGGTATTAGCACAGATTTCAATGGATATGCTGTGGTTCCTTACCTTTCACCCTATAGAAAAAATGGAATATCTCTAGACGTAAACAAGGTTAATGAAGAAACTGAAATAATTAAATCTGATTTAACGGTAGTACCTTCCCGTGGGGCGTTAGTTCACGCCAAATTTAATGTAGTATCTGGACATAAGGCACTTATTACTTTGATTAGAAAAAATGGTAATTTCGTTCCTTTTGGCGCTATTGCCTCGTTAAAAGGAGAAGCCGGAGATATCAGTGTAACAAGCATTGTTTCGAACGATGGGCAGGTATGGATGAGTGGTATGCCTGACAGAGGTGAAATGCATGTCCAATGGGGAGACAATAAAGAAAGCCAATGCTCCGCACGATTTGAATTAAAAGCAAACCAAAGCAAGATAAGTCGACTCTCCCTAGTTTGCGAATAGATATTCATATAGTATGTACCACATCATAATCATGGTGTGGTAATATAAAAATTTGCGTGATGGAAAATACCATGTTGCCATTTAAAAACATGATATTTAATAAATACACCTTAGTTTATGTCAAACATCAATCAATAAAAATTTATTTGAATGAGCATCAAGAGATAGAACTTTTAAAAAATACATTTTTCATTATTAGCAAAAAGAGTAAAATTGTTGGTTTGAGCGGACGTGTTTCTGCTGACGAAATTTATACTATTCAAGATGAGGATATTGGAATTATTGTGAAATTTCTCTCCTGCGTTAATATACACCCGACCAACAACAAACCACCATTAATTATCGGACCAAGTCTGAACACGGAAGAAGAGTTAGCCTTTAGACAACTTAAAAATGAAAAATCAGGTTTTAGACGCGTTAGCATACTGTTATTTTTATTCAGCCGCATAGACACCTATGAACTTACAAACTTCTTTAAGCAGTCAATGCCAGTAATTTTGATTTCAGAAAAAGTATCATCCATCTTAGAAAAAAACTTAACTCAACAATGGCGTATAGGCGAAATGGCTTCCGCTCTTTATACTTCAGAATCCTCATTGAGGAGAAGACTAAAAGAGGAAAATTATACTTTTACACAGTTAACTTTAGATACTAAAATGAAAAACGCGTTACAACTATTAGAACACAACACTGGGAAAGTTGGTTTTGTCGCCAAGTGTTTAGGATATACAAGTGAAGCATACTTTATCTCAGTGTTTAAGAGGTACTTCAATATGACACCTAAACAATTTTACCTGAAAAATAAACAGCCACACAAAACTTTATATATCTCAAAATAACCCACAATTAAACCAGCCCTCTGATATACCCCTTCAGATCTTGCCACACCGCATTGTGGCTTTTTATTTATTATCTAAATATTTATATTTTTTGGTATAATATATAGACAGTATTTATTAAAAACCCACACATACTCAGAAAGTGGAAAATACTAGTTATTATTTTTTGCAATAGTTTTTTTGTCATCCAAGATGATTTGATCCTGACCGTTTTTCCACTATCACGCCTGGCTATAAGGGCAGTGAATGCAGACTATACAAATTGATGCCCCTTATCACATTGCCCTATTAAGTTAGTAGATAATAGTACATATTCACCAAGTTAACGATGGGAGGAACTGTTACCCCGAACGCTTCGTTAGCGTAGTCGTAGGCGCTACAGAATTGGCTGAAAATGCAGTAATGATTCCATACCTACTATGTATGGAATCATTACTGAAAATGAGTTACTTTTACTCTTGATCCTATAAGAATCTATGCCTAATATACTGTTTACTTATACAGTAAATCGGCGTAACTCGGTGATTGTCATATGAAAAATAGCTTTGACAGAGCACGCGCTGCTGAGAACACCTCAAAAGAGGCGATTGAGTATCTCGAAAGAGCATCTCAAATGCAGGCCGTTATGATCTCGCAGGTTAGCAATGATATGAAATTCTCGGACGCATTCATGTTATTCACTCGCTTATCTCTGCTGATAACCAGACGTCGGCCAGAGATCGCTGTTCATTGTATTTTGATACATGTTTTGCCGCACATTGCCGATGTAAAAGTAAGTGACATTAATAGGTTCATGGTGAACCAACTGGTCAACCCACTAATACTGGATGGCAAAATTGTTATGGGCCGCCGCGTTTTCTCTCTGATGAAGCAGTTCCTTAGCTGGTGCGCCTTCCAGGGGATGATAGACGTGTCACCGTTAAACGATATGTCACTAAACAAAGTTGCCGGTGGCGCAAAGCCCACACCTCGCGAGCGGAAGCTGACCGACGCAGAGGTATGGGTGTTCTGGAATATATGGGACTACTTCAATGTGTGCGCTGGTACAAAATGGGCGGCCAGGCTGTGTCTTGTATCAGCAAGACGACCTGACGAAGTACTGAGGGCTAAAAAAAGTGAGTTCAATCTTAAGCGTGGAGTTTGGAATCAAGGCAAGAGAAACAAGTCAGCACGTGAGCATTCGCTGCCTTTAAGCACATTAATGCGCACATGCATTGAAGAGTTGTTCGAATACGGTAAAGACAGCCAGTGGCTCGTGCCTTCGAATAAAAAAATCGGGAAAGACCTTCCTATGTCTAAAGTGGCAATAGCCCAGGCATTACGTCGTATTCTGGAACGACCAGAACTGATGGAGCTTGCGCCATTTACACCCCGAGATTTGCGTCGTACTGCGCGTAGTTACTTCCCAGCATTAGGCATAAGCCAGGAGGTATCACGCAAAATCATGAACCACAGTCTTGAGGGGATAGATCGGGTCTACGACCGGCACGATTATATGGACGAGATGCGAGACGCCTTAGAAAGTTTCTCAACGTACATCGCATCAATCGTAGAGCAACCGGATTTAGACGAAATTGACCACAAATTCAAGGGAGATCGTCTATCAACAGAGCTTATTCGTCTAAATTTTTCATAGAGACTTTATGGCCTCAACAACCTTTTGTGATGCGCCTTTCTCTTTACCGAATCGCTCGTTATATGCAGCAAGAACCTGTTTTTCGTCCTCGTTAAGAGGAGCGGTGCCTTCTTTGTATAAAAATGCTGCGAGTTCAGGTTGGCGTTCTTCCAGCACCATCATCATAAGACGACTTGGCTCAATACCCAGCGCCAACGCCAGCGGACGAACCTTATCGATAGGCAAAGGAATTTTACCACTTTTAATTAAAGAAAGGTTGTTGGCATTTTTATAACCAATAAGTCTGGCTATTTGGGCCTGACTCATAGGTGAGGATTCAATCAGCCCTGCGATAAAAGCAGCATAGCGACTTTCTATAAATTCAATGTTTTTGTCAGACATTATTGCGACCTTTGCGCGTTAAACTCTCTGGTAAGTGCTTACCGATATTACATCAAAGGTTAGGGTTGTAAAGATATAATCATTTTTTCTACAGGCACAAATATTAACCAATCAGCATTCATTAATGGAGAAAAACGACTAATAACATGTAACAAAACTAACTCAGATATGATATAGATAAGTTCAATTATGATATAAGATTTAATAGTACTCCCTACCATATTTTAAGTTAGAATGGATTGATTGAATGAAAACAACTATTTCCAGCCTAATCACTCTTGAGATCGGACACGTTGAAAAATTAGCTGATGAATGTGTAGCTGACATTCTCACCGAATTACCAAATGAGCAGATTCAGGTTGGTATGCATGACGCAACAGCCTTTATATTCCTACTTAATAACAAACGCTTCACGCTTATCAATACCGGCTCTGGCTCTTTAGCCGTCAGAACCTGTTAACCCCTCTGCTACCTGCGCGAATGGCTTAGTTCCCTGTTCGCGCAGTGCTACATTAAACATACTAGTAAATAATTTGTTTTCATAACAAAGGATTAGCCATGTCTAAAAAACGTTCCATCAAAGAGGTTCAGGACTTCCGTGACAGTGTAAAACGAGTAGTCGCTCTCCTTTCAGGTAAAAACATCCCTGTTGCAGAACGAGGGGACGACGCTTATGTACGCTATAATGATGATGGAGAGCCAATTCTCGTAAACATCCCATCAATCCCGGATAACGCAACACCGGCATTGATGAATGCTGTGCGCGGATTTCTCGATCATGAGGTTGCTCACATTTTGTTTACCGATATTCGTGTGTCCAACAAAATGAAAGAAAAAGGACGCGTTCCTTCCTGGTCGCTATGGAATGCCTTAGAAGACGTGTTCATCGAGCGAAAAATGGGTCAGGTCTTTAACGGAACAAGACGTAATCTGATGGCAACTCAGCGCCTTATAATCGAAAAAGTCTTTAAACCAAAGGCTTCAGAGGCTATTGCTTATTGTGGCAAAGATCAGCGCGCGCTTTTTCTAAACTTCTTTCTCTGTCCGGTTGTAAGAGCCTGGGATGGCCAAGCACCGTTCGTAGATTTCATGGATGAATATTGGCCTGTCATTGAGAAACCAATTTCATTATTAAAAGAACATGGTATCGATGTGGCCGTGCGTAACATGTCTTGCACCGAGGATTGTGTAAAGGTGGCTGCGACCATAGCTAAGATCCTCAAAGACACTGAAAGTGAAAGCAAAGGTAAGGAGTCAGCTCCGGGAAAAACTTCCGATCCTTCAGACGCTGACCAGACGGATGCCTCTGGAGAAAACAATGAAGACAACGAAGATCATGAGACACCCTCATTGTTAGATAATCACAAATCTATCAAATCAGAATCACATAGTAAGCACAAACATGATAATAACGACAGTGATGATTCAGATAATTCTGAATCATCAGAAACAATATTCGATGATACAGAAAATGATAAAGAGGTATCAGATTCTGATGCTTCTGATAACGCGGCGTCAGAATCATTAACCGCTGACCACGAAAAAAGAAAAACGACAGAAGACGGCTCTTCAGATATTCCAACTACGTCAAAAATGAGTCTGGAAGAGGCTTTAGAGGAGCTGGATAGCATAGAAGATGAAGTCGGAGGCATGACAGAAGATGCTCTATCCGAAACGATTAAAAGCGAGTTAACAGAAAGCTCGAAAAGTGAATACAGGCCATACAATCGCTCATACGACTTCATCGGCTCGATTGATCAGGCAGAAGCCCATATCAAACGGCTTATTAAAACATTCTCCGATATTGATTTAGGAGGATATCCAATCAGCCGCTATCGCATCGTTCCTGAAGGCAACCAGCTCTTCGACAAATATATTGAAAAGCATCTTTCGTCAGGTGTTTCGTCGACGCTGGCAAAAGACCTGGAGCGAGCAATAGCAAGCAGAAACAGAGTTCAGTTTATACCGGGCCAGCGTCGGGGGCGCATTCATGGTTCTAGTATCTACAGATTAGCAATGAATGATGATCGCGTGTTTCGTAAAAAAGAAGAATCTAAAGCCGTTAACGCCTGTGTTCAACAAGTGATTGATTTATCAGGTTCAATGAGTGGTATAACGATACAATTGGCTCTTGCAAGTGCATATACCATCGCCGATGCCCTTGATCGAATAAATGTTCCCAACATTATCACCGGCTTCACTACATTTGGTAGTCATATGGCGGCAGGAGAACTTAAGGCTGTCAAGTATGAGTTCTCTCGCTTTGAATCTTTAATGCTACCTATCATCAAAAATTGGAATGAAAAGGTAAATTCTCGCGAAGTTCGCTCACGTATGGGGTGCGTAGGCTACACATTCCCACTTCTTAATAACGTGGATGGTGAAAGCATAGCCAGCCTTGCATCGTTATTTTCCGGTCGCATGGAGGACAGGAAGATCATGCTTGTTCTGAATGATGGCGAGCCGTTGGCTGTTGGGAGAGGTTTTGACGCTCATTTGCGTTCGGTTGCGAAGCAAATTGAAACGCAGACTGACATTGATTTGATGGCAATTGGCATCATGACTGACGCACCGGAGAGATTTTACGCAAACCATGCCCTGGTAACGAGCGTTGATAGTCTTGGTTCATCTGTAGTTACTGAACTATCTCGTATCATTTTGAAGTGATTAGAATAGCCTTAATGATAAGTAATCACTTACGATATTTGATGGTATATTTATATAAGAAGTTGAAAGCTCATTAGAAAACAAAGGAAAAACGCATGACTACTACTGCACTGCAAAATGAAAAAAATCCTTCTGATTACCTTGTTTGCAAGTGGTGCGGAAAATCATTTCACTATTTTAAGTCCCATGTAGCCAATGGTAATTGCGAGGGCATTCCTGAGTCAGTAAAAGATGCCGATCCTGACACCGTACTGAAAATGTACACAACGCAGTTTCCAGATGAGCCAACGCTATCGAAAAAGGCACTTGATGCAATTCAAGCTAAACGTGCCGAGCAAAAAAGCGAAATGGCCAAATCATCTGGCGTGACCAATAGCCCAGGCTATACAGGCACAGTTGAGTACAAGACAGATCTGGTCGCAGCTCACGAAATGCTAAATGTAACGGTGAAAGAACTCGGAACAAAACGTGGGACGCCGCTCATGGTTAGCGTCAACGTCAATACGCCGTTTCCAGAGTTCGTTCCAGAAGTGAAGAAGGGATACGTATATGGCGACTTCGAACTGATCAAAGACATTTTCATGATGCTTGAACTTGGCATACCAGGCTATTTGTGGGGTCATGCAGGAACAGGCAAATCTTCATTGCCTACACAACTATGTGCTTTGCTCAATCGTCCGTTAATCCGTGCCCAACATACAGCATCAATGGAAGAGGCTCATGTTACGGGACAAATTCTGGCGCGTGATGGCTCTACGTATTTCGAGCCTGGTTTGCTTGCGCTCGCAATGAAGCATGGCTGGGTTTACCTCGCGGATGAATACGACTTTGCGTTTCCACAGATTCTTGGCGTGTATCAGCCAGTGCTGGAAGGTGAAGCGTTGGTCATCAAAGAGGCGACTCCAGAATGGCGTCGCATTACTCCGCATGAACGGTTTGCTTTCATTGGCACTGGCAACACGAACGGATCTGGTGATGAAACCGGCTTGTACCAGGGTACAAACATCCAGAACGCCGCTAACTTTTCGCGTTTTGGCATCGTTTCGAATGTGAAATACATGAGCAAAGAGGCAGAGATCAACATGTTGATAAATGCCGGCATCGTGGATGAATACGCTGAAAAGATGGTTAAGTTTGCCGGTATCGTTCGCGATGGATACGAAGAACACAATATCAGCCAACCGATTGGGCCTCGTGAGCTTTTGTTGTCGGCCAAGATTGGAATGATGCGAGGCGATTTTGTGACAGGTATTGAGCGTTCTTTCATTAACAAACTCCCTTCAGCTTCTGCACAAGCGGCTCGTGAAGTTGTTCAAAAAATATTTGGTTGATCGTGCGTAAAGGATGTTTCGGCTCTCTTATCGCTGCTTCTGAAACTGGTAAGGCTTGTCTGGTGTGTCCAGACAAGCCTTATTGTCACCAATCAGCAAAAGAAGTTGCGATTTCGATGCATGGGAAGTTCGTAGGCTTCCCAAATGACAAAATCAAAAAAACCAGAAAGGTAAAAACACATGAAGGCACTGATGGTTCGAACTGACTTCTCACTTGGGGAGTCGGCTTTAAAAGCAGAAAACGCGGTGAAGATTGCCAGAGAAGCTGGCTACACCGCTGTAATTTCAGCAGATAGCATGAATATTGCGAGCGTTATTCCACTACAACGTGCCGCTGGTGACGACATGGCGGTTATTTGTGGTGTGAAACTAAACATTGTTGATGATCCCACATACGAGCACCGTGCTAAACTTGCTAAAGAATCTATGAGATGTATGGAATCATTAGAGCGGGGACGTAACTACTCGTTTACCGCTCTAATTAAAAATGAGCAAGGATATCGCGACATCTGCGAACTAATGACGGTGGCCAACACACGAGAACAGTTCTACTTTGTACCGCGTCTCTCGCTCGAACAGTTGGTTTCTACATATGCCAAAGGCAACATCATCCTGCTCACTTCCGACATCGGTAGCGTGTTCCAACGCAACGATTTTGCAAAAATCATAAGCACACTGATTACAGCGGGTGGAAAAGACAACTTCTATAGCGTGGTTTATCCGCACCCTACCCCATTCTACGACCAGATTAACGTCCGAGCGATGAAAGTAGCCAGCGCACTGAAAATAGAGCCAGTAGCGTTCTATCCCGCTTATTACGAATCGATCGACGATGCAGACATTAAAGACATTGCGCACATGGTTACGAACAACATAAAAATCGACCAGCCGCATCGTCTGCGTATCCCCCACCAGCGAGATAACGCCGTCAATGGTCGCCGCCATCTCCTTGAGTCGCTTAAAGCCTTCTCCGTTCGCATGGATGTGCCGGTAACAGCTGCAATGGCCTCAACAACGCAGGATACCATTATCGATGCCTGCACATGGCGCTGGCATGAATTGCCACCAGCACTGCCCAAGATGGCAGACGACGAACCTGCAACGCTGATGAAACTGGCTGTTGCAGGGCTGCGTAAACGTCTTACCACAAAAGAGTTTGGATACACACCACCTGCTTCTGAGAACAGGGTTTATGTTGAGCGGCTAAAGTACGAAATGGACACGCTGACTCGCCTGGGATTCTGTGGTTACTTCCTGATGGTGCGCGATCTGATGAATCATAGTCGTGAAACTGGCATTCCCGTTGGGCCTGGTCGTGGTTCCTCTGCCGGTTCTCTGGTGGCGTGGTGCATAGGCATAACCAACGTCGACCCAATCCGTCACGGTCTTCTGTTTGAGCGTTTCATCAACCCTGAGCGTCTCGACTTGCCGGATGCTGATTTAGACTTCAGTCAGGCACGTCGTCATGAGGTGATCGAGTATCTGAATGAACGCTATGGCGAAGATTACGTTGCCGGTATTCCGAACTTCACCTATCTGGGCGCTGCTTCTGCGCTGCGTGACACTGCGCGTATTTACGGTGTCGATGCTGCGGATATGGCGGTATCAAAAGAACTGAAGAACGTCGAGGATGATAGCCTTCCATTGGAAGAGCTGCGCGAACAACTAGCAAGTCTCGACAAATACGCGACAAAATATCCTGATGCATTCAATGCAGCCTGTAAGTTACAAAGCATTATGCGTGGCTTTGGCAGACATGCGGCAGGGATGATCGTAGCAGGTGTTCCCTTGACAGAACGTACACCGGTTGAACGCCGTGGTGACGCGCGTTGTATCGCATTTGACAAGCGTTACTGCGAGGCTATGGGCCTAATTAAGCTGGATGTACTTGGCCTGGCGACTCTCGATTTGCTCGATAGTGCAAAACGCTACATTAAAGAGAACACAGGTGAGGATATCAATCTTGATGCCATTTCTCTTGAAGATCGCAAGGTACTGGATGGTTTTGCTGCTGGGTACACTCAAGGTGTTTTCCAGCTTGAATCAGGCCCAATGCGCAAGCTGCTTAAAGATTTAGGTGGTGGAATTGAGCCAATGAGCTTTAAAACGGTCGTCGCTACAACTGCGCTCTTCCGGCCGGGGCCAATTCAATCAGGCATGTTGGATGACTATGTTTCTGTCGCCAAAGGCTTTATGACGCCGGAATCATTACACCCCGTTCTTGATGAACTTACCGCGGAAACAAATGGCGTGATTCTCTATCAGGAACAGACGATGAACGCGACTCGATTGCTTGCCGGCTTCACAATGGCTGAAGCTGACGGTGTGCGTTCCGCAATCGGTAAGAAGAACATGGAAAAAATGAAGAGCATGGGCGAGAAGTTCATCGTTCAGGCTCAAGCTGGCTGGATAGACGTTGAGCTGGAAGATGGCACTACACAGCGCATTCACCGTGCGGAACATTTTAAATGCGAAGACGGAACTCTGAAAACTGTCGAAGAGGCACTTGAGCACGGCGCAAAACTACCTATAAACGCAGTACGCGTTACAGCGTCACATCCTGGCCTATCAGAGATGAAAGCGAAGGAGATCTGGACCGCATTCGAAAAAAATGGTGCCTACCAGTTCAACAAATCACACTCTGTTGCTTACTCCTTAATCAGTTATCAATCTATGTGGTTGAAAACTCATTATCCCGCAGAGTTTTTCGCTGCTGCTCTCACTATTCTTGGCGAAGATAAACACCAAGGGCTGGTTAAAGATGCGCTGACCTATGGTATTCGCGTATTGCCACCAGACGTTAACGTGTCATCTAACCGAATCGAGATCCGCACGCTTGAAGATGGCAGCCAGGTTCTGTATGCACCCTTCTCTGCTGTGAAGGGGTGTTCTGAGAATGGCTGCCAAGCCATCATGAGAGCGCGAGAAAAAGTTGGCGGCAAATTCGAGTCACTGGCGCAATTCGAAGAAGCTGTCGAGAAACGTGCCTGTAATAGTCGAGTGCGCGAATCACTGCGAAAAGTAGGTGCGTTTGCATCCATCGAGCCAGGTAGTCTGCCAGCAACTGATCCAGAACGTCTCCGCGACCAAGCGGAATTGATGGGAAATCTTGTCATAGACGCAGTTAAAGCCTCACGTCCGTTTGAGATGAACCCCAAACGTTCGGCTGAGATTAACGTGCTCATGACACGGATGGCGGCTGAAATGGGCTTAGGTGATGAACTAATCCGCCCCAGCATTGGTATTAAGCCGAAAATCATGATCATTCTGGACAATGCGAACGGCAATGATGCTCGAACAGGTTACTTTATGGAGAACGGATACGACGACTTTAAGGCCAAGCTATTGACGGCTGGAGATTTACGCATGGGCGATCTCTATGTCACAGGCGTTTGCAAGAAGGTTAAAGACAAAGAAAAAGACTACACCAAAGACGAGATCGGCCAGTTCACCGACTTTATACGTGAAGAGATCAATCTGGTGCGTCCGACCTATGTGCTGACGTGTGGCAGCCGGGCAACGGCATTGTTTAACAACAAAAACAAGCCATCCGATTTGGTCGGCAGGAAGGAGTATCTTCCAGACCTTGACGTTACTGTCTTTTACGGGTTTAACCCCAACATTCTTTACTTCAGACCTGAAGAGGGAGAACGACTAGAAGCGATATTAGCCGACGTAGCAGAAACTATTAAGTCGTGATCCAATAAACATGGCCTCTATGGCCATGTTTTCTCTTATCCCCTCATATCCCCTATCCTCGAACTCCTTGCCTTATCATCACAATGATATAATCAATATAAGATGATAAGTAAAAAGGAAAGCACATGATCACCGATATTTACGAGAAAATAATGTCTGATCTCGAGTTTGACCGAGACAATCTGGAGGAAGTCTGGCGTAGACAACCCCGCCTGTTGATGGAATATGGCTCAAAACTCGCCCATGCAGAAAGAAGTGTCGCAGAAGCAAAACTTAACCTTGAAGCTGTTGAAGCAAAGCTATACGACACAGAGCGTAAGAACTTGAGTATGAACGGCATTAAGTTCAACGAATCTGTACTGGACGCTAAGGTTAAAACAAACCCACAGTATCTGTCTAAACGGCAGAAGTTGGATGAAGCACGGCACATCGCAGACATATACAAACATGCTGTCGCCGCCTTTTCGCATCGCCGAGACATGATCGTTCAGGCGTCAAAGATGGCCATCGTTGAATTAGAGCGATTAGGCTCTGAACGCTTTATTACTCCCCGTTGATTTTTGATAGATAATAAGTAAGCACTGATCTATCATTAAACAGCTCGAAAGAGCCACGAATGAACGAAAGCCCAACGCGCATAGCGCCATCGGCCAAATCACAACAAGGAGAAACACATGTCTAAGACATTACTTGATTTGCTTAACAAAACTCGTGAAGACATTGCCGCCAAACGTGGTAACAACGTTGATCTGACTCGCTTAAAAGACGGCGTCAACTATATCCGCATCTTCCCGAATAAAGACGACCCAAACGGTAAGTTCTTCCAGACTTTCGGTATGCACTACGTTAAGTATCAGAACGAGGAAGGTAAAGAAGCAACCAACGCTTATATTTGTGAGCAACATACTCACGGTCGCGCTTGTCAGCTATGCGAAATGGTGATGGAAGGTCGCGCTCGTCACAAGGGTAACAAAGCAATGGAAGAACGCATCGGTCAAATGCGTGCCACTCCTCGCTACCTGGTCAACGGCATTCTTTCTGCTCGTGAGGATTTCGCAGATGCTGAGAAATGCCAGTTAATCGAGCTGCCGTCTACTGTATTCGATGATATCTGCAAAGCAATCACCGAAGACATCGCTGATGATATCGGTAATCCACTGAGCAAAGAGGAAGGCTACGCATTCCTGATTAAACGTACTGGCTCTGGTCGCGATACCAAATATGACGTCTCGCCTAAGCGTAAAGTCTACAAAGGCGATATCGAAGATAAATTCTGGAACACCCAGCATGATCTGATCGCATACGCAAATCAGGCTGATGAAACTCGTCTTCTGTCGACAGTTCGCACTATGGGTCGTCTGATTGGCATCGCTGCACCAACTGCCGCAGCATCTGCACCAGCAATTTCCTCAACCGCGAAAACATCGGCTGCGGCACTGCCTGGATTTGGCTCTGTCACTGGTCATACGGAGGGTGCGACTGCTGTAGCTACCGCTCACACCCCAGCTTCTGAACCAACCAGTCTGGTTGATGAAGAAATCCTCCGTGCCGTTGAAACTGAATTTAAACCAGAAGCAAGTTCCGCTGCCGTTGCAGTATCAGTCAAAGAGTCTGAAGCAGTCGCAGCGACATCTGTAGCAGCCGCATCTGCGACGGAAGATGAAGGTCTGGATGACCTACTGAGAGAGCTGGACTCTCTTTAATCCCATTACGTGACCAGTAAGGCGTCTACGGACGCCTTACTTTTTGGAAGGAATGTACCGGAGAATTATCTCTTCGTAGATGGCAATAGCCTGGGTTATTACCACCAACAATCTGACAAATTGCACAACGGCGAAATGGAAGTACAGGCTGCTTTCGGCTTTGTTAAGAACGTCCGTCGTTATGCCTCCATCCTCCATGCCCGACCTATGATTCTTTGGGATGGATTTAGTGACAAGCGTCGCGACTTTTACCCGGACTACAAAGCAAATCGCGACGACGATCCTGATATGAAAAAGATGAAGGAAGGCTTTGCTATCCAGAAGCCATACATCCTCAAAATGATGACCGCGCTTGGAGTTACCCAACTCATTGCAAAAGATGCAGAAGCGGATGATCTGGCCGGGCTGCTGGTAGCCAGCATTGCACCGCAGCCAATCGTTGAACACATCTATCTGTTAACAGGCGATAGCGACTGGCTTCAGTTAGTTCGCGAAAACGTAAGCTGGGTAAGCCTGCGCGAAGACGCCAAAAACAAGCAGGTTAATTTTGAGCAATTTGCGGAGCTGACAGGATTCGCTACTCCTCGCGCATTTTTGGAAGCAAAAGCATTACAAGGCGATAAATCGGACAACATTAGCGGTGTTGGTGGCATTGGTGCTGGCGGTGCGAAAGAGCTACTGCATGAATGGGGAAGTGTCGCAACGATGGTACGCGGCATCAACGACGGCTCAATCGTGGTTAATAAAGGGCGTCATAAGACCGCCTTCAACAAACTAGCGAAGAATGCCTTCAACGAGAAAACAGGCTGTCGAATGCTCGAAGCGTTCAAGAGAAACATCACGCTAATGAACCTGATTGAGACGAAGTTTCCGCCTACCGAAATCGAAACAATCAAAGGCAATCGTGACGTGAAAGCATTCGAGCAACTGTGCTACGAGCTGAATTTCCGTTCGTTCCTTGAAGACCTTGAAGTGTTTGTTCTTCCATTCGAAAGGTATTGCTAATGCTTAAATCGATTATTAATGGCGCTACAACCACCCCTACCCAACTGGCAAAAGAGATTGTCTTTTATCACGGTGAGTACGCTGTCATCGCACTGCCGTCAATTCTAGACGCTGCCGGAATGAAAGCGACAGATCGCGAGTTTGGATTAGTCAGCGAGCAGGTCGTAAAAATCCTCGCTCGTGTATCCAGACACCTTAACCACGATGCGATTGTATTCGACGAATCCGCCGCTTTAAAACGAATCAACGAAACAAAAGGAGCCTGATCATGGCAAAAGGAAAATCCGCACTGGCACTTGCTCTGAAAAAGAAAATCGGTAGCAACGACGAAATTCAGAAAGTAACTCATTGGATTGACACAGGCTTTCCTCCGTTAAACAAAGCGATTTCCGGTCGTTACGATGGCGGTTTCCCATGTGGTCGTATCGTCGAAGTATTCGGTCCTCCAAGTGCGGGGAAATGTGTTACCGCAGACACCATGCTGCTGACGGAGCGTGGAATGGTAACAGTGAAAGAACTGTTTGAGATTGAGGGGCACAAAGCAACATGCACTACTCGCGATGTAGAGCATAACGTTGGACTCATCAATGAAAATGGCGTGATAGAGAAAACCTCACACCTGACATGGAACAACCGTCGCAAATTCAAGCGCATTAAGCTGGCATCAGGGGGTTACATCGAGGCTACGTTCCGTCACCCAATTCGTGTGGTTGACGACTTAGGCAATATCGTCTGGCGGTATGCTGAAAAAATCAGTGTAGGCGACACGATTCCTTCAATGGTTGGCACACATCAATTCGGCGATCAGCACTTGGATGCCAATATCGCAAAACTGATGGGCTATTTAATTGCTGACGGATACGTGGCCTCTGAAAATTCTGTGCATTTTTCTAACACAGATCCATTCATCAAGGATGAGTACTACCGCCTCATTTCGCTGGTATCAGACAAGATGCCAGTTACGAGAAAACATAACGGCTCGGAAGACCATGTGCTGTTTAGCAAAGAGGTGCGTTCGCTGCTTTTTAAAGAATATGGTCTGGAGTATGAGAAAGCTGCTGGCAAGCAGGTTCCGTTGAGTGTGCGTCGCGCCAATAGCGAGGCTCAAATTGCATTCCTTCGCGGCTACTTTGAGCTGGAATGCCACGTCAATGGTGGTCGCTGCATTGAGGTTGTGAGCGCGAGTGGGCTGCTGCTACAGCAAATTCGCCTCATGCTCCTGAATCTGGGGATTACGTCAACTATCTCTGAAAAACACGTCGCGGGTTATGAAAATACATATTACCGGCTGTCATTCAGTGGCTCTAATTACGACCTTTTTCTGTCAACGATTGGTTTCGAATCTCCGGCACGTTTATCAGTGGCAACCAAACGGGACATTGGTTTTGACCGCACTTACTCAGGCTATGTTCCGCACATCAGCGGCTTAGTGAAATCACTCTACGAGTCGCTCACCAAGACCACCCGTGAAGACTACGCTCTGGTAGACCACGTTATTGGCCGCGGCGATCGTGTCGGAATAGACAAACTGCGAGAAATCTATGTCTCCTTCATTGGCAGAAAGAATCGTTTTAACGAGCATCTGTTTGCACAACTGGCAGCGGTAATTGGCTCTAACTTATTCTACGACGAAGTCGTGGCTATTGAGGAAGGTGAAGCACCAACGTTCGACGTAGCGATGCCGGAAACACACTCTTTCTGGTCTAACGGGATTATCAGCCACAACACATTCCTTGCAACAGCAGCGATGATCTCCGCTCAAAAACAAGATGGTCTGGCGGTATTCCTCGATCATGAAAACAGTTTTGACGTTGGCCTGGCTGTAGCCAATGGCCTGAACGCAGATGAGGATGACGGTCAGTGGGTATACAAGCAGCCTGATACCTTCGAAGACTCTGTAGAGTTGATCGGCACAATTCTTAAATTGGTACGTGATGAAGAGCTTATTCCTGAATCAGCACCTATCTGTATCGTGGCTGACTCACTTGCGTCTATGGTTCCGAACTCCAAAGCCGAGAAGTTCGAAAAGATGGCTGAAGGCACTGCCAAAGACAAAGATCAGCTAAACATGAACGACAATACGGCACTGGCTCGTGCGACAAGTGCGAACTTCCCTACTCTGGCTTTGTGGGCACGCAAATACAACGCCTGCATCATCTTCTTGAATCAGGTTCGCACAAAAATCGGTGTAATGTTTGGCGACCCTACTACGTCGCCAGGTGGAGATTCACCGAAGTTCTACGCTTCTGTACGTATCCGTCTTGGTGCATCGGTGATGAAGGATGGTAAAGAGAAGATCGGCCAGGACGTAGGCGCAGAATGCATCAAAAACAAAGTTGCACCACCGTATGGCAAATGCACCTGGAAATTCTACTTCGATCCTACTCGTGGCCTCGACGTTATCGAATCGCTCGTCGAGTACATGCTGGAAGAAGGATACCTGCCAAAGAACGCCAGCGGGCGAGTTGAAATTGGTGACAAGAAATACACCAAATCGCAGATCGTCGAGATGTATCGGGAGAAGCCACTGGCTGAAATCATTGCGGCTTTGCAGGCAATCGACGACCGAAGAGCAAAAGACAACCCCACCGAGTCAGTAGAAGAGTAAACACAAGGCGTCCACAGGACGCCTTTTTTATCTCTTGAAAATACATAAGCACTTACTTATTATTTTCGCATAACAACCACATAGGAAAACACATGATCAAACTCTATCTTATGGCAGTAGTTACAGGTCTATCTGTAGTTTTCATCTACTGTTTGCTGGTTCCGTCGCTGATCTCTACTAAAAGCGACATTGCCGTAATGCTTGGAATCATCGTTGCTTTTGGCGCTCCTGTGATCGGGTTTATTGCAGGTCGTAAGTTTCTAAAGTCACTCATCAATTCGAAGGAGAAGTAAGTAATGAAGAAAGGTTTACTGGCAGTGATCGTGGCCGCTGTTTGCACAATGGGTCTTACTGGCTGTGATCGCGTGGAGCCTGGATACGTTGGCATCAAAGTAAACAAATTAGGTGAAGACAAAGGGATTGGTGAAGTAGTTGGCGTTGGTCGCCAATGGACAGGTCTTAACACCGAACTTTACGTATTCCCGACCTTCAAACAAATGAAGACCTACGACGAGCCGTTCACATTCCAGATGAGTGACGGTACTGCTATTGGTCACAAAATTGGCGTTGCGTATCTGGTTAATCGTGACAAGGTAACGACGGTGTTCCAGACCTATCGCAAAGGCGTAGACGATATCACCGAATCAGATCTGCGTCAGAAAATTGCCGACTCTCTAAACCGTTTGGCCAGCCGTATGACCACTGACTCATTTATCGACGGTGGTAAGGCACAATTGCTGGACAACGCACTGAAAGATATTCAGAAAGAGATGTCTCCGGTTGGTATTGAGGTACTGAGCCTGTCATGGGTTGGAAAGCCTGATTACCCAAAAACCGTCATTGAATCTATCAACGCCAAAGTAACGGCTAACCAGCGTACTCTGCAACGTCAGCAGGAAGTTGAACAACGTAAAGCTGAGGCGAATATGCTACGTGAACAGGCTAATGGTGAAGCTGATGCTATCCGTGCTCGTGCGCAAGCAGAAGCAGACGCCATTCGTCTGCGCGGTGAAGCTCTGCGTCAAAACCCGAACGTTATGGAGCTGGAAGCCATCAATAAATGGAATGGCCAGTTACCGCAGTACATGACTCAAGGGGCTAACACTCCTTTCATTACAGTGAAATAACTCTCTTTGAGAAGATCAGGCGTCCAGTTGGACGCCTTTTTTATCGCAATTATCTTATTAAGAAAACAATTTGTTTAAAAGGATAAGAAAACATGACAGCTATTAAGAAACTCTACGATGCCGCAAACGTGGCTCTGGATGTTATTGATGATGAAGTAGCAAAAGGCTTTCCTGAACCTGATTGGGCGCATCAGCTACGAAACGCTATCTCAGAAATGACCCCACCAGATCCAACCCCCGACGAGACAGACTGGCAGCGATTCATCCGTATGTACGCTCAGGAAATAGGCCCAACGCCAACGGCAGAGCAGGCAATGCTGCTGAAATACTTCAAAGAGGCGGGAGAGGATTTACCAATTGATGACTCAGCATATTGGTTCCACTGCGCATGGCGTAAGTATGACGTGATATTCACACAAGGCATGGGAAGCAAAGATATGGTTGTGTGGCATCTACTCCATATAGACACAGCCGTTGACAGAGTTATTGAACAGTTTTTCCCTAAACAAGAAGATTGATCGCCTATTCATAACTAACAAAATAAGTAAACACTAACCACAAAAGGAAAAACACATGAGAGTTTTAGTTCGAATCGTTACCAGCACTGTCTATGACGTGTTTCCGCTTTTTATGGTCAAAGCCGATGGTCTTAACGACGAAGAAACTGACGCGCTGATCCAGCGTATTCTCGTTGAATATACAGGTCATGACGCTGATTCAGTGATGGTTGATGATGATGGTGTTTGTTGGCATAACGGCAACTGTTGGTACGTAGAAGAGACTCAACAAATCAGTGATGAAGATGCCGCACATCTTGAGCGTATTTTAAGCATCAGCACTTTTGAGTGAGTTTACAGTAAAATTTATATAAGTTAGTATCTACCTATCATTAAGATTTTTATTGAATACTTGTTACTCATCGTTTCAATAGCTTTTGTCATCGACTGCATTTTCACCGGTGTCATTCGTAAAGTCTTTTCCCCGGTGAACGACGTAGTCATAAACGCTTTGGCTATCGTGCTCGTATTTAATTCAGCATTTGATGTAATCAAAGAGGTGGCAGCATGAAGGCCATCCCATTCGCTCTGTTGTTCCTTTCCTCGATCGTTGTGACCGACACCACTGTTTATCAGTGTGAAATGTCTGTAGCCGACGTTAAGAATGGCGCTCTTACCGACGTCATAAAAGCACCATATGGAGCGATGGTCGTAGACAGCGGCGACCAGTTCTATGTTGTGCGTGACGATCGAGTATTGTCATCCCCATATCTCACAAACCGTAATGGCAAATTAACCGGCGTCGGAGAAGACCACTTCGTATACAACAAATACAAGGGCTTCTATGGCGTTCACGCTTCTCAGCAAAGCTACCTTTTCGATGACTGCAAGGAGGTTGGATAATGGCATTAACACTGGCAGGTCTGGAAATCGAGAAAACAAGCGGATACTGGCGTGCTAAGGGTTTCAAGCAGCCTGGCATTCTTGAGCGTCTGGAACGTGAAGATGGGTATATCGTCCACCAGCGGCGTGAATGGCGTATGTACGATCCAGAAACAGGAAAACTGACTACAAAAGCCGGAACACTTTGGGGTCTGTTGAAGAAAATACACTAAATGCAAACTGACTGCGGCACGTTCCGCAGTCATATTTCATAGTCGTCACCGCTGACAGCATACACAATCAACTGCCGCTGATAGCATATCGAGAGTCTATCTCACCGCTCACAGCATACTTTACTCGATTTTTTACCGCTGACAGCATACTTAAGACATTGCATGAATAATGTGTACCGGTATGGGTATAACCAGAACAAAATTACCGCTGGCAGCATACGAAGGTCTGACATATGCCATTAATTACCGCTGATAGCATATCCAAACAAAAATTCCTCAATAAAACACCGCTGACAGCATACGTTCTATCAGGGAGCAGCAGGCAATAAATACCTTTCACTACAAGTAATCAGCGCAATGGGAATAGAATGTTAGTGAGCGCAAACCTATATGGAATGCACTCTTCGAGGTTAGTAACCACTGGGGAGGTATAAAAGAGCATTGAGTGGTGATAGATGATTTACCGCTCACAGCATACGTTTATCTCACTATACCGCTGGTAGCATATCTTTAACCGTTCACAGCATACTTTTCAGAAAAATAGCCGCTGATAGCATACATTTCACCGCTGACAGCATATCAAAGCAGTTTGAGACTATTGGAAAGGATCTCAATCATCTTGATATTTTCAGGCGTCAAATTCTGCGAAAGTTCGGTTATCTTGTTGATAATGTTCTGTTTGGCATCAATTTCCCCAGCTTTCTCATCTGGTTTTTTGGGTTCGATGTCTTCAGGTTTTGGCGGTGCGACTTTGAGTTTTGGATTGCGGCTGTGAATCTGGATATAGATCGACCGCCCACGCTTAATCTCGCTGTATTCGAGATAGCCCAAATCTTGGAGAGCTTTTAAGCCGTTACGTATAGTCTGATTCTGCGAGCTGACATTCCTGCTACTCAAATTGAGTCGCGCACGCAATCGAGCAAGCGATACCGGCGCAGGCTTGGTTGGAAGACTTTCGATGAAGGTGTACAGAGCCTGTGCTGTTTCTTTGCGTGGTAGCTTATTGATAACCTTTAACTGCAAAAGAACCTTATGGTCAAAGCGATATAGTTCGGCCAGCTTCGGTTCTGCATAGAACACCACCGTATCTTTCTGCTCGTTGTAGTCCACGCTATTGATGAGGTGCACCATCAGAAGCGAGATCTTGTTAGAGCCGTCGACGTTCTTTTCTTCATACGTTCTCTGGAAAGACAGAGTTGTACGCATGATCTTCAAAAGACTGTTTGTAAGCCGGTCGCGGAGTGTTTTGCGGATCTGTGACGATGGATAGCCACAAAACTTCGCAAATTTCGTGATGCTTAACTCGACACGACCATTAGGTTCGCCGTATTCTGCCAGCGAACGCACAACGCCCACCCACGTTTTGAAATCATGATCCATGTCGAGACGAGGACCGGTTATCTTGATATCGGAATAGCCTTCAGAACGGGCTACTTCGAGCTGGACAAGCTCCTTTGAAGCATCGATCTCATTTGGCTTGTTACGTTTACTGTATTTTGTTCCCTTAAGCGTGGGGACGAACAACCCCAGTCGCATCAACGCAATTGGTTGGACTGTATTGTTGCTATTAGGGACAAGTTCCCCTGTGTACAATTCAAGGGAACCTTCTTCAAAGTTGTCGATGTTATCTTCTACTTCTTTGTTATTTTTACCTTTTTTATTTTTTGTGGACATGTGGACACCTTTGTCATTCAACCGCTGACAGCATACTTGATTTGCCGCTGACAGAATACCAAAAACAGTTGGCAGCATACGGTGAACCGCTGACAGACTATCAATTACCGCTGACAGCATACATGAACATGGCTTCAGACCAGTCGTGGCGCGGCTTACAGCGATCGGGGATCTTATTTGATCTATACAAGGATCTATCTATGGATCTCTTTATTAGGATCTATCCTGTGGATATGTGAATAATTAAAACAGGCATTTACTACCTTCGGCGCACCTGGTGGGTTATCGTTGCCTCGGCTAACAATCACAGAAAAATGACATATGGATCTAAAACGCACGCGCTGGGTTCGTCGTCTTGAAGACGGCTCCTACACTATCGAATCAAATTCCAACCTGAACAAGCAGAAGTTGCTTTGTGACATCTGCGGTATAGCGGCGAAGTGCCCGATCTACGAAACCAGAATAAAACTTGATAAGGCTGGTGTGAATTTTCATTTAAACAGTTGCATCAGGTACGTTCCATTGCTCGCATTTCGTAAACCGATCATCGGATTGGATGCCCCCTACTTCAACACACTCCGTTCAGGTGTGACGTGGCGAGATCGTTTATCACCAGACAAGCTGATTTGCCTCGTATCCGCAGACACAGGGAAAATCATCCGTTTTGGGAAAGTGGACAAGGTTTACTCAGGCCCAGTAGACGAAATGTTGCGGAAACACAGCCGATTTAATCATCTCTGTATGGGTGGTGAGAAAATCGAGAAGGTAAAAGAAGTGATCCGCAAATCCTACGGACACTTTCTGACCAAAGATAGCCTGCTCACCGCAATCTACATCAGACATGTAAAACGTGAGTTCGACCTCGAATACCACAGTGAAGAAGAGCTTAACCTTGTTGACCCACGTCCAAAAGCTGGCGTCATAAGCATAAACGCAGCGCGTAAAAAGCCCACTGACGCGCTGTAACCCTCCAGATCGTATATTGGCGTAGATAGAATCTACGCCCCCTCAAAATAGCTCTCATAGCGTTCTACAGTGATCCTGTCTTATTTTTAGTCATACAGACAAGCAAAGTTGCGTCACAACAAATAGGTATATACTTACTTATAAATTTTGTATATTAAGACGCTCGTTTCATTCCTAACATACCGTTATGCATAGTTGTTTACCTTCTCATTGCTCTTAAAATTTGTATCAAAATAACCACAAAGGAAAAACACATGACTTTGCCATACGGCGTCATTTCTGACTGCCACTACCACAAATGGGATGCGTTCTCCACGACGAACGCTGAGGGGCTTAACTCCAGACTTGAAATACAGTTGGAAGCAACGAAAGAAGCAGCCATCGCCATGAAGAAGGCCGGTTGTAAGTACATGTTGGTTGCCGGTGATACATTTCACGTCCGAGGAACTGTGTCCCCTTCTGTTTTGCATTACGTAACTGAAACGTACAAGTGGATTATCAACGAGCTTGATCTGACAGTAGTAATGCTGGCCGGTAATCACGATCTTGAAACCAACGATTCAGTATATAGCGCCAACGCAGCAGCATCGCTGAGTTCTATCGGCGTGGTAATCGTATGTGGCAAACGCCCACACTCAATAAAAATTGGTGATGTGACTGTCCACCTGATTAGCTGGCGTAACAATCATGCGGAGCTTATCAGCGATCTGAAAGCATTACGTAAGAGCGTAGAAGGTGATAATCATGACGTTGTTATCCATACATCCATTAACAAAGCCATTCCAACAATGCCTGACGTCGGTATCGATGCGCAGGAGTTAAAGGATATCGGCTTTCGTCTCGTGCTTAGTGGGCATTACCACAACCACAAAGAGGTCATTCCTGGAGTTATCAGTGTCGGTGCGCTGACCCATCAAAATTGGGGAGATGTTGGATCTCTGGCTGGTTACATGATCGTAAACCCGGACGGCAGTTTCAGTCACTACGAAACCAGTGCGCCTAAATTCATTAACCTAGAAGATTATGTTGCCGATGACCAAATTCGCGGCAACTACGTGCGTTTCCGCGCCGTAATTGAGAACGATGAAGAAGGCATTAAGTACCAGAACATCCTCAAAACAATGGGTGCAAAAGGTGTCGTGTGCAACTTCATCCGTAAGTCATCAATGATGGAAGGGACAGTAAGCACAACGGAAACCAGCAAAATCGATAGCCTGGGAGAGTCGGTATCTGCTTATTGCAAGATTGTCCACGATACTGACGGCGGATTTGATCTGAGCAAGTTGGATATTTTGTGTCAGGAAATCCTCACCGAAGCGGAGAGTTCGGAGGCTGTGTGAGGCAAAGTCGTTATGGGAGCTTTCGAGACTTTGCCATCACGATGAAAAGACTTGAACGAGGCCAGACGGTGATGTTTCACAAGCCCTACCCGCCACAAGGAAATCCCGTAGCGTTTTATCTTGGAAGGTTAACCAGAAAAGGCGTATTGAGGCGCAGATCCTTCCCGGCGCATACGGAGTTCAGATTGAAAGAAGGTCAAAAGCTAACACACGGTATCAAAGGTGTTATATGAAGTTTTTAAAGCTCCAGGTTGAGAATTTTATGGCTATCGCCAGCGCGGAGGTCGAGTTAGATCAGCGTGGTTTAGTGCTCATTCAGGGTGTTAATAGTGATGATAGTTCCGCATCAAGTAATGGCTCTGGAAAGTCAACGCTAATGAATAGCCTGATGTGGTGTCTTTATGGCGAAACAGCTCATGGTGTGAAGGGTGACGATGTGTTGTCTACCGACCATGAAAAGAACTGTCGTGTTGCAGTAACCATCGAGGATGAAGGCAAGAGATATGCGATCATTCGTCACCGTAAACACAAAGAGTTCAAAAATCGGCTTATCGTTCGTGGTGAAGACGGCGATATGACGAAAGGCAAAGATGCGCTGACGCAAGAGTTCGTCGAGCGTCTGATCGGTGCATCTAAAGAGGTTTTCATGGCTTCCATCTATGCGAGCCAAGAAGCTATGCCAGATTTACCTGGAATGTCCGACAAAAACCTCAAAACCATCGTAGAAGAAGCCGCTGGCGTTGACAGACTGACACGCGCCTACGCTATTGCTCGTGAGCGAGCTAATGCAGCTGCCGCACGTATGGATGTGGTTAAAACCAAATTGGAGTCGACAATCTCGACCATTGAGGCAACACAGTCAGAAATTGAGTCAGCGAAAGCCTCCTCTGAATCATGGGAGCAAGAGCGTTCTAAACGTTATGACGATGCCCTGGCTGGGCTGGCCAGTGCCGAAGTTGAGTTAACGGAAGTTGAACTTGAGATCCGCACTCTTCCCGAACAGATCCGTGATACCGAGAAGGCAATCGAAAGTGAGCGCAAAAAGTTAGCCTCAAAAGAAGAACATGACGCCAAGTTGCTCAAAGTTCGTGGTGCGATAACTGATATTCGGGCAAGCATCAAAGCTACAGAAAATAGTCAGGCTGATGCAATGAGCCGCGCGCGTAATTTTAAGACCAAAGCAGAAGAGGTTGGTACTAAAGTGGGATCACCATGCCCTACTTGTGGCAAAGCCTACTGCGAAGAAGATCTATCAACGGTGAAGGAGAATTTCATTGAACAAGCACGTCAGGAAATTGGTCAGGCGAAGACACTTGCAGAGGCAATGGCTAAACACAAAACGAATCTTGAGAAAGCGTTAAGCATTGAGTCTGCCCTTGTTAAAACGACACCTGATGTAACGGCTATCATTGCCCGGATTGAAGAGCTTACGAAACAACTCTCATCTTTGCGTCATCGTGAGAAGGAGGTTGTTGCTATTGAGTCTCTTGTGACTCGTGCTCGTACTGAGGTCGATCGTATATCAAAAGAGATTAATCCGTTTATTGCTCTTATCGCCAGACACGAAGATAACCTGGTATCCAGTAAGTCTACCTTCAAGTCCTTAAAAGATGAGTTGAAGGCTATTCAGGAACAAACGTTGCTATTGGAAAAAGCTCGTCAGGTCTACTCTCCTGCCGGGGTGCGTTCTCATATTTTGACGTCTGTTACGCCTTTCCTGAATACACGCACTGCCGAGTATCTCAATACGTTGTCTGACGGGAATATTACTGCTGAGTGGTCGACGATGGATGTCACCAAAAAAGGTGAGTATCGCGACAAATTCAACATTAGTGTGCAGAAGAAAGGTTCAAGTAAGTCGTTCCAGACCCTCTCTGGTGGTGAGAAGCGGAAGGTTCGCATTGCGTGTTCTTTGGCATTGCAGGATCTGGTTAGTAACCGGGCGAGTAAAAACATCGATTTGTTTATCGGCGACGAAATTGACGATGCACTCGATACAGCCGGTCTTGAACGCCTCATGGGTATTCTGGAGTCCAAAGCTCGCGAGCGAGGTACTGTGCTGATTATCTCCCATAAAGAGATGAAGTCATGGTTCCGGGAAACTATTACGCTGGAAGTTAAAGAGGGGCGCAGCTATGTCGTTTAAATTAAGCCGCTCGCAGTTTTTGCAGGTATTTGCAGTGATGCAGTCGATAAAACTGATCAATGGGCATACTTCCAATGGTGCGGCTCCACGTATTCTGTGGGGCAGCAACAATATTGACGGAGTACAATTCGCCGCGTTGCTTGGTCTAATATCCGAGACGCCATTGATGCAAAGTTTGAAATCACTACCACCTGGATGTATTGCGCCGATCCTGATTAATCCTTTTGTTGAGGGGGGATATCTTCCCAACGTCGGGCCTGGGTTTATTGCATCCCATGAAACTGAAGATCTTAACATTAATAGCGAAGGGTTCTTTGGGGGAATGGGTGCGCATCACTGTATGGCTTTCACGAACCTTATTCGACTTGCCAATAAGCGGGTGGATAGTTTGGCATCGCCAGGTGATGCTTTTATTGGTTTCCTTATCCAAAGGAGGGATAAAAAGTACAGTGCGGACAAACTACAGTTTGTTGGTAAGTATGGAGAAATGGTAGAAATCGAACTTCAGCTCCCTCATGTTTTAGCAAACGATAGTGCAGACAGTCGGAGGCTGTTGGGCATCATGCGTCATTTCATAGCAAGTGGTGTAAAACATGCCGCAGATAAACATGCCGCAGATAAACGTGTCACGCAGGAAAATGAGTATTCAGACTTTGCAAACTATCCCCAACCAACGTTGCAAACGGCAATAGTAGCCAATTCGTTGGAGGCGAGATTATTGGAAAACCCTATATGGGGAACATGGTAAGGAGACTATATGAGTAAAAAAATCAGCGTAGTTGGTGTTGATCCCTCAATGAGCAACTTTGGGCTTGCTGTGGGCACTTTAGACCTTGAGACGGACGAACTTGAGATTCACGGCCTTACTCTTGTTGAGACTAAAGCGGGGAGTAACAAAAAGACCGTTCGTGTGAACAGTGACGATCTGCGCCGAGCCAGTGAAATATGGCGTGTTGCGAAGCCAATCATTGATAAGGCAAATATGGTTTTTTGTGAGCTACCGGTTGGGAGCCAAAACTCTCGTTCGCAGACGTCTTACGGTATTTGTATCGGTGTACTTGCGTGTGTGGATAAGCCATTGATCCAGGTTACTCCAAACGAAATCAAGCATTTTGTCGGCAATAAACTTACTACATCGAAAGAAGAGATTATCCAGTGGGCTACGAAAAAACACCCTAAAGCACCGTGGCTGCGTCGTAAGCAATCTGGACAGGATGTTCTCGTGAACAAAAACGAACATTTGGCTGATGCGGTGGCTGCCATCCATACCGGTATGCAAACAGATCAGTTCCGCCAGGTGCGCGATGTTCTTAAGTCTCTCATTTGATTTCATTGATAGGTAGGTGCTTATCTATTAACATGGGCCACTATATTTAGTGGCCCTCTTTATTTGGTGATACATGATAAGCATCGTAAAACGTAACGGCCAAACAGAGCCGTTATCCGAAGAAAAATACAACCGCGTCGTAATGTATGGCGTAGAAGGCATTCGTGGTGTAAGCGCATCCGCTGTAGCAATGGGAGCTGCGGCCAGCATTTTTGATGGGATTACCACCAGCCAGTTGCATGAGGCTTTGGTTAAATCTGCCGCTGATTTGATCTCACCAGATGCACCAAATTACTCGCAGGTGGCTGCCCGCCTGAACATTTTTAAAATCCGCAAAGATGCCTTCGGTCGTTACGACTATCCGAACTTCTACCAACACATTGTCAAGAACGTTAACAAGGGCGTTTATGACAAGGATTTGCTGACACATTATTCGTTTGAAGAGATCGAAGAACTCGGCAATTACATTAAGCCGAAACGTGACGATCTTTTTGGCTATGCAGCTACGGCGCAGTTGCAAAGCAAATACCTCGTTCAAAACCGTGTTACTGGTGAGATTCATGAGGGGCCGCAACATATCTATATGCTGGTGGGCATGTGTCTGTTCCAGAATTGGGAAGACGACTGCGCTGGCAAAACACGTATGGAGATGGTCAAAGGTTTCTATGACGTTACAAGTACGTTCAAACTGTCTCTGCCCACACCAATCATGGTCGGCGTCCGTACTCCAACCCGTCAGTTCTCCAGTTGTGTGCTGATTGAGTCTGGCGATAGTCTGAAAGGTATTAGTGCAGCTTCAGCCGCAATTATCGACTACGTTTCACGTCGTGCTGGAATTGGTATTGGTTTTGGCCGTATCCGTGCGCTGGGCAGTGAGATCCGCAATGGTGAAGCCACCCATACCGGAGTTATTCCATTCCTGAAGCATTTCCAGACTGCTGTTAAATCTTGCTCGCAAGGTGGTGTTCGTGGTGGCGCAGCAACAGCGTTTTACCCGATCTGGCATCTTGAAGTTGAAAGTCTGCTGGTGGTGAAAAATAACCGTGGTATCGATGAAAACCGCGTTCGCCATCTTGATTACGGCGTCATGAGTAACCGTCTGATGTACCGTCGACTCGTCAGAAGCGAGAACATCACTCTGTTCAGCCCGCATGATGTGCCTGATATGTACGAAGCCTTTTTCACAGACCAAGATCTGTTTGAAAAGCTGTACCATAAATACGAAGCCGATGATTCAATTCGCAAGAAGTCAGTGCCTGCCATTGAGCTGTTTTCATCTCTGATGCAGGAACGAGCGTCCACTGGCCGAATTTATATTGCGAACGTCGATCATATTAATGAGCATGGCGCTTTCATTCCTGCTCTTGCACCTGTTCGCCAGTCAAACCTGTGCATGGAGATCACTCTACCCACTCGTCCACTGGCATTTACCGACGACCCGAACGGTGAGATCGCGCTTTGCACTTTATCCGCTTTTAACCTCGGAGCCATCCGTTCACTGGAGTCTCTTAAAGAGGTGGCGTTCTATGCCGTTGCTGCACTGGATTCGTTACTGGATTATCAAGACTATCCGATGGAGGCAGCTGAAGTGCCTGCCAAAGCTCGTCGTAGCCTGGGAATCGGTGTAACCAACTTTGCTTATTACCTGGCAAAGAATGGCGTTCGTTATTCTGATACCGCTGGCAATAAACTGGTGCATGAAACGTTCGAAGCTATCCAGTATTACCTTCTTGATGCCAGCTGCCGACTTGCTGAAGCAAAAGGTGAGTGTGACTGGTTTGAGCAGACCAAGTACGCAATTGGTCAGTTGCCGATCGACCACTATCGTTCTTCATTAGACGAAAGTGGCGAAACCAACTTTGAGTTAAAGATGCCGTGGGAAGAACTGCGTGAACGTATTGCAAAATACGGTCTTCGCAACTCCACACTGACGGCACAAATGCCATGCGAGACTTCCAGCCAGATCACTAATTCCACAAACGGCATCGAACCGCCTCGTGGACCGGTGTCGGTGAAATCTTCTAAGGACGGCATCGTTAAGATGGTCGTGCCTGAGTTTGAAAAACTGAAGGAACAGTATGAATACCTGTGGGATATGCCGGACAACCGCGGCTATCTGACAAAGGTGGCGATCATCCAGAAGTTCTTTGACCAGGCTATTTCGGCCAATACCAACTATGACCCTTCTCGCTTTGAAGACGATAAAGTCCCAATGATGACGCTACTGTCAGATTTGCTTCTCGCCTACAAGATGGGAGTTAAAACGCTTTACTACCACAACACCAGAGATGGGGCAGGAAAGCGTGATGACGACGAACCGCAGAATCCACTGACGCAAGCTGTAGCCGTCGAGCCAGAAGATGAGTGCGACGGAGCCTGCAAAATCTGACATATGGTGGGGTGTATCCCCACCTTCTCTTTGATTTGTAAGCCTTGTTTAAACAAATAGGATAACAACTTGTTTAAACACATCAAAAAGCAAAAGGAAAAACACATGTCATATTCAACGTTCCGTTTGGGTGCTAATGATGCAACCAAAGAGCCTATGTTCCTCGGACAATCTGTCAACGTGGCACGTTACGATCAGCAAAAATACCGTGATTTTGAAAAGTTGATTGAACGTCAATTGTCTTTCTTCTGGCGGCCGGAAGAAGTTGATATTTCGAGCGATCGTATCGACTTCAACACGAAGCTGCGGGACCACGAACGTCACATTTTTCTGAGCAATCTCCGTTATCAAACGTTACTCGATTCAGTTCAGGGACGTAGCCCAAATGCAACGCTGCTGCCGCTTATCTCTATTCCTGAACTGGAAACGTGGGTTGAAACATGGTCTTTCTCTGAGACTATCCATAGCCGCAGCTACACCCACATTATTCGTGGCATGGTGGACGATCCGAGCATTGTTTTTGACGGTATTGTTACGGATGAAGAAATCATCAACCGAGCGATCAGTATCTCTGCTGAATATGACAGGCTTTATGGGATGACCTGCGAGCGCCAGTCGTTAGGTGAGAAGGAGTTTGAACGTCTGTACGTAAATGAATATGGCTGGGAGCCATACCCTTTGCACCGTCAGCTTTTCCGCACGTTGGTGTCCATTAATGCGCTTGAGGCGATCCGTTTCTATGTAAGTTTTGCATGTACGTTTGCCTTTGGCGAACGGAAGTTGCTTGAGGGTAACACCAAAATTATGCGCTTTATTGCCCGTGATGAAGCTCTGCATTGCGAAGGAACTGAACGCATGATCCGCTTCATGCGTACCGGTCGCGAAGGTTTATTGTGGAAAGAGATTGCTGCTGATGAAGAAAACGTCATTTACGACACCATGAAATCAGTCGCCGAACAAGAAATGAACTGGGCCGAGTATCTCTTCAAAGACGGTTCGATGATTGGTTTAAACGCGGATATTTTGAAGACCTATGTAAAATACCGCACCAATCTGGCTATGAATCGTCTTGGCCTGAAGGCTTTATTTCCAGAGGTTACCACCGATCCGCTGGTCTGGATGAACAAGTGGTTGTTAACCGACACACTGCAAATTGCACCACAAGAGGCAGAGCAAAGCACATATCTGGTAGGTCAGATCGATTCTACCGTGGACAAGGCTTCTCTAAGCCAGTTTGCAGACCTGTAAACCGATACAAAGCATTATGTGGCCTGGCAACGCTGGGCCACAATGGATCACAAGAATTAAGAAGGAACAAAACTAGCATGAACTTTACCAAACTGACTGACCACCTGAAACTTGCCACCGATCGTCTCATTGGATTTAAGCCAGAACCATATGAGTTGCATGAAGGTCATGGTGTAGCTACTGAAAGTATTTACAAGATGGTCGATCAGTTTCATGAACTCTTCCAGCATCCGAGACGCGTTATGCCGACACCAGAGCTGCTTCGTCTCCGTGCAAGCCTGATTCATGAAGAAGCTGTAGTGGAAGGTATTCCAGCTGCAATGAATGGGGATATTGAGCAACTGCTGGATGCAATGGCCGACTTTTTATACGTTGGTGTTGGTACGATGGTCGCCATCAAAGGTGGTATTTCTACCGGCATGACCTATTACACGCAGGAACAGAGCATTGATCGCTTTATGCAGACAATTTTTGTGCCCGGTAACACTGTTTTCGATGATATGGCAATGCCATTTCAGGAAGCTCGTGAGGCGTCATGTATGCTCGAAGAGCTGGCAGATAAACTTGAGAACAAGACTGTTAAGGATTCTGAGCTGATTCAGGAACTGCGCCGTGTCATGAACAAAATCTATGTGGCGTGCATGATGACCTATCGACTGGCTGATTTCCTCGGTATCAATGTAGTCGAGCTGGTTGGCGAAATTCATCGGTCTAACATGACAAAATTATGGCCTGCTGATGTCGAGGAACGTCGCCAGGCTGTGGCCAACTGCAAATACGACTCTTCAGATCTGGGATTCCGCCATGCTGATGGCACCGATAAGATGATCGGTTTTCGAATTTCCGATGGAAAGATTCTGAAGTCTCCAACCTATAGTGATGTCGATTTATCCTCCTTTGTTGAGCAAGCTAAAGCCTCAGCAATGTACGGAATGATCAAAAAATAATTGTAGGTGATTATCTACTAATGTATATTTGATTTGCGTATAAAACTCTGGAGCGACTATTCTTTTTGGTGGCCTATGGCCACCATTTTTTATCTATCTGGTCTTGTGTTATCAATGAATGTAAACTCACGTGATAAATAATTGATTACTTATCTTCGTGAGGTTTTATGTCACTCCTTTTGAATCGTGAGCATACGAACGGTCAGGTAACAAACGCATCGTATGCAAAAGTTATTGAGACGGTGCTTAAAAGCGGCGTGCAGACTGATGATCGCACAGGCACTGGTACTTTAAGCACCTGCTACGTTCCCTCTTACTACATGCTTACTGGTGGGACTGTGCCGCTTATTTCTGGAAAGGCGGTAAATCTTAAACCACTGCTTGTCGAACTTGAGTGGTATCTGAAAGGCACGGGCAACATCCAATTTCTTAAGGATAACGGCGTTAAGATTTGGGATGCATGGGCCGATGAGAATGGCGATTTGGGGCCGGTTTACGGTAAGCAGTGGCGTCGATGGGAAGATACCCGCATCGTGAGCCATAGTGAATATCTGAGCAAGATCGCTACTTTCCGTGAACGCGGGTACAAAGTCGAGGGATACCTGGGTATCAGTGAAGATCGCGTAGTGCTGTCCCGTGAAATCGATCAGCTACAGCGTATTGTCGACACACTGCGCACGAACCCTACCGATCGTCGCATCATGCTTAACGCATGGAACGTAGGCGAGCTTGAGGATATGAAACTGCCACCTTGCCACTTTGTCTTCTCTTTGTGGAGTCGTGAGCTTGATTTTGAAACCCGTTTAACGATGGCAACTGACATTGGTCTTCAACACAGTCGCCTCGGTTATGAGTCTATCTACACCAAGATGCTATACGATCTGGAGATGGACGGCAGTGTTACTGAAACTGAACTGGATGAACTTGGAATCCCCAAACGCATCCTCAACTCCTGCCTCGTACAGCGTAGCGTAGACACTTTTGTTGGTATGCCATTCAATATTGCTGGCTATGGCATTCTCACTCATTTTCTCGCGAAGATTACGGGTCACATGGCCGGTGCATTTGTGCATTTTGGCTTTGACGTGCATTTGTACAACAACCACATGGAAGGTGTGTGTGAGCTAATGAAACGACAGGCTCCAGAGCATTCAGATCCGGTCGTTATTTTCCCTCATGAATGGTCTGAGCTGGATGATTTCAAATGGGACGATATTCTGATTCTTGGCTATGACCCTCTACCGTGGATCAAGGTTCCAGTGGCGGTGTGATATGGCAAGAGGTATGTATGTCTTATGCGAAATTGAAGGTGTGCTGGCAAATACCAGCCATCGTAAATCTGTACCTGACACGGATGCAGACCAGCTCATTGCCGGTGATGAACTCATTTTCCCCACCAGCCGTATGTTGCGTGGTTTTGCTCGCTCAGGGGCTGAAGTGGTGCTTATCAGTAGCCGCTCTGAAACTCTTGAAGCGCCCACTAAACGATGGCTGAAAGATTTTGGCGTTGATTACGACTGGCTTCATCTCGTACCGAATGGCACCAGTTATGAGAAGCATATTAAGCGCACATTAGCGGAGCATAAAGGCGATCTGCTTATCGCTGCGCTGGTGCACGATCCTCGACTCCGTGCCGCTTTAGCTGACTCTCATCATAGACCGGTCATCTATGAGGTGAGCAAATGAAGATGATAGCTGCTGTTGGCCGTAACTATGAGATCGGCATAGCGAACGAACTGCCCTGGCGTTGTTCTACCGATCTGAAGCTATTTAAGAGACTCACCAAAAACGCCACTGTCGTTATGGGGCGTAAAACGATGGAAAGTCTCAAACGCCCTCTTCCAGAGCGTCATAACCTCGTTTTGACGCGCTCTCATGGCTTTGTACCAAATGGATTCTACCCTGCTGGTGTGGATGATGTGTTGCGATTACCAGAGCCTGTGTGGGTGATTGGCGGGGAACAAATTTACTCGCTATTCATGCCGCATGTTGAAGAGATTTGGCTCTCCCACATCGGCGTTGATGTGCCAAACGCCGATGCATTCTTCCCGGCAAGCATGATGCGTAATTTAGGCTTTGTGCCTGTTGAAACAGTTTTTACCCAACGAGCCAGCGAGGAAGAGCCTGGCTTTTCGCAGATCGTATACAGAAGGTCGTAATGGATTACCGGATTGGGATCACTGGTGCTCAGGGCAGTGGGAAAACAACCCTGGCAAAATATATCGACAAACATTACGGAATCCCTTACGTGGATGCTGGTGTCGGAAGTTTGATGAGCCGACTCGGTGTTCGAGTAGGTGAGTCTATGCCTCTATATGAGCGGCTTCAGATTCAAATGGAAATAGCAAAGCATATAGAGCTACTTACGCGTGGTGTTGAAGGCTTTGTTATCGATCGCACACCTGCTGATGTTATGGCCTACACGTTGGATTTGGTCGGCCATACCAATGAAGATCGATGTATTGAGTTAGCCCTCGATATCGAAAAGTTTTGCCACAAAACTGCTATTTCAAACTTTAACGCCATTGCTGGCCTACGCCCGGGAGTCGCTCTCTCAGAGCGAGATTACTTGCGATCACAACGAGCATCATTAGACCGTCTGTATGTCGCTCGTATTGATGCGTTGATGTGCGGGGAACTGACAAAAATTCACCTGCATCCGCAAAGGGGGGATCTGCAAACCTTCGTCGTTTCCAACCGATATCGCACGGTTGAAGCAAGAGCCAGATCAGTGATGAGAGTGCTAGATAACGCTGTAGAAAAGATAGAAAACCGGTTCTGTGGCCGAGTGACCGTTCATTAGAAATTGTTCGCCTCTTCGACATTGCGACAATAAAACTCTCAAAATGGGTTAAGGATAAAAAATGTTTAGTGAAATGTTGCTTGAAGATGAACTGGATCGGAAAACAACAGAGGCTTTGATTCGTGTAGCGGACGAACATTCCCGGTCGCTTATGAGCGATCGAGAGGCTCGTCTGGCTATTCGTGCCATATTCGAAACTGCGCAGGGGCTTGTTGGCGCACAAGTAGGTGAAGCCATTAACATCGCCATGTCTCAGTTCAGTGAAGACAGTAAAAAGCCTCTGTTTCCTATGCATTTGATGCTGGCTGGTGGCACGGTGCTTTATATCTCTGTTTGTCTGGATAGCAACCAAATCAATATTCTCAACACTGCGTCAGGTAAGTGGAAAAATCCGATTGTCTGTGAAACCAGTCAAGAAACTTTGAAAAAAGCGGCTCAATTTGTACGTAGCGCACTACTTAAGGGCGCTAAGAAGTTGTAAGGAGTTCTGATGACAACGATTGTTGCAGGCATCGATATCGAGTCTACGGGACTGGATTTCCTTGCTGGTCATAAAATTATTGAAATCGCAATTACCCGCTATGAACTGGAGACACAGAGACATATTGATAGTCTGGAGATGCGTTTTAACCCTCGCAGAAACATAGATCCGAAAGCTCAAGCCGTTCATGGCATTTCATTAGAACAGCTCGCAGCTGAACCTTTGTTGTCAAATCATGCCAGCGAAATTGGCGCTTATATGGGGGCATGTAGTGCGTGGATTGCTCATAACGGCGAAGCGTTTGATATACCATTTATTCGACACGAGTTTTCAGGGTATGGAGTAAGACTGCCAGACGTTCCCGTTATAGATACTATGTTATCGGGATTGTGGGCCACAGAAGACGGTAAACGTCCTCGCCTTGAAGAATTGGCCTTCTCTCTTGGCTTTATATACGATCATGCCAAAGCACATAGTGCCTTATATGACACAAACTTAATGATGCAATGCTTCTTTAAGGCACGTAATAAATACGGATTTTTTAAATTACCCTCTGAAATTGTGTAAAACAAAAGCCTGCTTTAAAGAGAGTTTGAAGCAGGCTTTCTTTTAAAGAACAGTCGCCTTTCAATCATTTCCTGCCTGTATTTAATACTTTTCCGCCTGATAGGTTTAGTCAAAATGTAGCCATCGAAACGCAAATGCAACTAAACAGAAGGAGACTTACATGAGTTCGGTTGAAAATGTAATGACAAATGATGATCTGGATGAGCTGACAGCCATGTTGCAATCACTTGATGAACCAGTAAAAAAAGCTGCACAGGTTGAAAATACTGATGATATTGACGATCTGCTTCTCGGCCTCGATGCTGGCGTAGCCATGAGTTCTGATGATGTTGCCGAAGAACTGTTCAATGAAGAAAAAGCAGGTGATTTCAGCTCTGCTTTAAATGAGTTGGAGTTAGCGCATGAGCCTATAAACGTAATTAACGCTGAAAGTGTTGAAGCTGCCGAAAACGAGCCAGAACAATTGGGATTTATTGAGGTTGAAGAGTGTGTTGAGGTTAATGATGAATTAAAAGTTCAACAGTCAAATGATAGCAATACAAATAAAAAAGCTCGTGTTGCAAGAGGTCCTCGTTTTACTTTAAGTGATAAAGATGATTCGTTTTTCAATAAAGCAGGCTTAGAAAAAGATATTTTCTTAGACGCTTACGAAAACGCGCCTGTCAAAGCGAAGGATAAGATATTAAATCTTCTTAATTGGTTTAGCGGAGGTCCAGATATTAGTGTTTACACGGTAATTTCCATGAGACACCTTCTCACAGAAAAGAAGGCTACAAGTAATAGTATTAAGATTGCTTTAATGAGCAATCCAGAAAAACCGTATCCGCTTAACACTGCGTCAACTCAGGCTGGGCAAATGATGGCTGTATTTCCAGCTACAGGAATTGCTGTTAGAGACGGTGGAAATCTAACATTGAACGAAGAATCACCGATCGTTAAGAAGTTTGTCGCGGAGTACACTATTGGATGACGTTCCCCTACTGAAAATAAAGCCCATAGAGAGCTTTATAGTGCTGGGTAAGCATAACCCATACCCAGCACCACAAAAACGCGCCAGAGAGCTTCTTGTTCGCATTTCTGGCGCGTTTTATTTGATTGCCATACATGAAATCAAATGCAAAAATAGGTAATCACTTACCTATCGAGAAAAAAGATGATTGCAGCCGAAAAAATCAAACAGCGAAAGCGCGACAACTCTCTTCGTGATCTCTGGAGAACACCTGATTGGCTGTTTTCTGCCATTCAACGTTATCTTGGAGTGACATTTGATGTTGACGTTGCCTGCAACAAGGACAATGCAAAGCTGCCTATTTTCATAGGCGTTGAGCGCGATGCTTTGAAATCTGAATGGGGGCAGCCAGGTACAATTGCCTTCCTCAATCCACCCTACTCCAAAATCTCCCCCTGGATTGATGCGGCTATACGTGAGCAGGCTCGCGGAGTTACAACAGTGATGCTAATTCCTCAATCCCTCGATACAAAGTGGTATGAGCGTGCAACAGAGTATGCGAATGAGACGATTATTCTGTCTGGTGGCCGCGTAGCGTTTGTCGAGCCTGACGTCAATTTGGGTCAGGTAGAAGTAAACATCAACCCCGGTGGCAGTATGCTCGTTGTTTTTCGAGGATTCTGTCAGGACGCTGGGCACTCTATAAGCAAGATCCCTTTGGACGTCATGAAAAGTCTGGGAGGGTATGATCCTGCGAATGTGGTCAGAAAAAAAAGAGCATCAAAGAAGGCTGCTTAGTTTGTTCTGGCGAGTGTAATTAACCTGCTTCTGTATATAAATAACTACATATTAATTATTAATATACGGAAGCAGGCTGTTTTGTATCAGAGACTCCCAGACCTGAACATCACTACAGAATCCACTAGACCCCCTTCCCAGACGCTTTAAAATCGATTTTATGAACCACTTTAAGGAAACCAACATGTCATACCCGACTAATGTCGTTGCGCTCGTAGAGAGCGATTTTCTGGCTAAGGCTCGTGAAATGATGAAAGATCGAGAGCAGGCTTTCAACTTGTACGAATGGGCAATTAAGTGCTTGCATCTTGGGGAGCATCGCGAACTTGTTGAACAGCTTTTAGGTGAGTTGATCAATGAGGTGTTTGCCTTGAATGTTCAACTACATGGTCGAGAAAATAATCAATCACAATGATAGATAAGTACAAACTATTCATAAAGTGAATTGTAAGTGCTAAGATCTGATTGTTTCCAGTCGTAGACTGGAGGCTCGACCTGATGGGTGGGGGTAAGCGTCACTGGCGTCAGGTTTAAAAAGCTCACTACCAGCGTAGAACCGGTGCCGTTTAGGTGTCGGGGAAGGGGGAACCAAAGTGAGCAGAGACAAGGGTCACTTTATGATTGTCGAGTCTGGGGTGTTTCGAGAGGTTGAATCCAGTACTCCCCTTCATAAAGTGTGGGAAGATCTCGGTTCTGGGGTGCTGTCATCCATAACTTCCCAAGTCTAAGCTGGCAGTAGACTTAGACCATAACTTTTCAGGTTATGAAACGACCAGGTTGGTGAGGAATTTTATACTCACCTCCCTGGGAGAGTATTACCTGAAAAGACAACCTCTCACTTCGTTCGAGGTGAACTTCACTCACTTCGTTCGTTCAGTTCAGGTTTATAAAAACCTGTTCTGGGAAGTAATTTGTTTATTTTAATAATTATTAACACGCACGCGTGTGCGCACGCGCGAGGAAAAAAAAATCGGCGCGGCGCTTGATTCAGGAGTTTATATGACGACGAAGACACCAGCCCGATCGCAAGCAAAAACTCGCAAAAAAGCCAAAAACAAAAATTCTCCCCGTACCAATCCCACAACGCCTGTCGTAGAGTTCAATCCCCAGCTTAAAACCGTGAAAATCTTCAGTGATGGCTCTTGCCTTAAAAATCCGGGTGGCCCGGGCGGTTACGGTATCGTTCTTCAGTATCGTGGTGAGGAACGCGAGTTCTCAGATGGTTTTCATAGCACCACCAATAACCGCATGGAGATGATGGGGGCACTTATCGGGCTGGAGCGTTTGAAATATCCATGCAACGTTATTTTGCACTCTGATAGCCAGTATCTGAAAAACGGCATGACACAGTGGATGAAATGGTGGAAACGCAATGGATGGATGACTTCTGACAAAAAACCGGTAAAGAATGTTGATCTGTGGAAGCGTCTGGATGAGGCCGCAAGTCGACATAATGTTCGCTGGAAGTGGGTTAAAGGTCACGCCGGGCATCGTGAAAATGAAATATGTGATCGACTCGCGAAGATCGCAGCTTTTTCCGCAGCAGATATGCCTCACAAGAAAGATATTGGTTTTGTTTATAACAAGCAGTAAGTAAGTGTTTACCTATCATTATAAATCATGTATCTTATCGGCGTCAGGATGACAATGTGTCGGTAAGACACAGTTCCAGGATGGAACGAGAAAGGCGGCTGGCAATCGCCAGCCGCAACTCTTTATGACACTGGATGGAGTCCACATGGCACGTCAAACCTATTTCACTTCTGCAACTAAACGTCCTCGTTCACTACGTCAAATTTTGGCCGAATTATTTAGCGGTCGTGTTCTGTCACGTCTTGATGAACTTGAGACTACCGTTCGGTTGCTGAATGAACGTTTAGATAAGCAAGCGTCAGTTGTTGCGAACGTGGGGGCGATTGTTACCTCTGGTTCTTCACACCAAGCGAAAAATGCACGGCCTTTAGTGAAGGAGAAAAACAACAAGGACAGTTCGAATGGAAAATTTTCAAAGAAAGAGGCTGAAACCAATGGCCTACGTTCTCATTATAGTTTCACTGGCGACGGTAGCCGTTCCAGCCGGCCAGAGCCTTTTGATGCCGGATTCATCCATCACCACACCTCCGTCGACGACAATTACCACCACTCCAGCAGAGCGTCCTGTCACTCTGGATGGGATGACGGTGGATGCGATACCTCAAGTTCATCCAGTTACTCAGGATCATGCTGTGACTAAGGCGGTTGTATGAACTGGTTTTCAAATCACTTTGGAAAAATTTGGCTGGCAATTCTTGCCCTCATGGCCGCCGGTTGGGTATCGAACATTATAAAACTTGTTTGCTCTGGCGATCTCCAGTTTCAGGCTGGCATGACCTTGGCTCGTGTAGTTGGGATTTTTATTTTTCCAGTCGGTTCGGTACTTGGTTATTTCTGACGGTTGTTAGTGCATATGCATTGACCGCCTTTGCGTAAGCAATTTATTTAACTAGAAAACAACTTGTTTTGACAAATAACAAAAGGAAAACACATGTTAGGTTTCTTCAAAAAGAAAACTCGTAAAGCAGTTATCGAAGTCAAAAAAATGGAGAACCGTGATGCGGTTGAAGCCACCGTGTGGGGTGGGTACATGATCTCCTATGCCAACGGTACATGCGATGCAAAAGAAATTTCCATTCTTGAGAAAACAATTGCAGCTCTGCCTGCATTTTCTCCTTTTGCTGGTGAGATTGCCCAGATGAGCGCCAATATCCGCGCTCAATACGAAGCCTCACCGCGCCGTGCTAATGCCCAGGCTTTACGTGAGCTGGCGGATGTGGCCGGGACTGATGATGCAGTAGATGTACTTTGTCTGTGCCTTGATATTGCCGACCAAGACGGCATTGATGAACCAGAAGAGCAGGCGCTGAAAAAGATCGCCCAGGCGCTTCAGTTGTCACTGGATGCTTATCTCTAATGCTTGAGAGATTCCGGCTTGTGACCGTCATTGCTCTTCTGGTGATGGCGGTGTTGGTGGATTTTACGGGAAAGATGATGTCTGTCATTTCTGATGGCGTCCTCATTGGTCTGGCGATCTACTTCGCTTATCCGCTAGTCCGTAAAGCAACGTGTTAATGACAAGGGTCAAATGGCCATTGTGTTTCGTTGACCGAAATAGAGAGTTTGCACCTTTACGTTTAGCTTGCTCCCCTTTTATGCCACATCACAATAAAGCCAATAAGAAAACAACTTGTTTAAGCATTAGGAAAAACACATGTGCAAGAAATGCAAAGCGATAGCTGATGAACAAAACGCCTTATTCGAAGAAATGGATGCTAATGAACTGGTCAAAATGTTAGCCATTCTTCGAGGAATAGAAGACGTTTCCATTTTTGAGAGAGTGGTTACAGCACTTAATTTTGAGTCCACCTTTGAAGAGCCAACTCAGGTTGTAGCTTTAGCACATCATTTCGGTGTTCATTATCTTGCTGAAAAAGAGCGCGCTGATAAGTTGCAGGCGACTTTGGATATGGTGAGCGAGACTCAAGGAACTCATGACAGTAACAAAAGTGAGACGATTATTGCCAGCAAAGATCGTGAAATTGCCGGGCTTAAATCCTCTCTAACGATGTTGATGTCTGCATTCAATCTGATGTCTTCTCAGGCGGGTTATAAAATGCCATCACTAAACAGCGACGATCCGATGGTAGTTCGTCAGCTTTTAGGAGCAATGGCTGACCAACTCGACGACACAAAGAGTCGCTTTGAAGACATGATGCGTGAGTTAAGCCATCGACATAACCTCGCAACACAGCCACACAAAGCCTTTCAAAGCTCTAATTGATCTGATATGGCCGCATGATCGGCCATATTATGTTGATAAAAACAAGGATGAAAAATGGCATACGGTACAGGGATCTACAATAATAAGGGAGTTAACGTTACCGGCTTCCTTACTCCTATTTTTTTTCTTGATCGATTTACAACCACGTCAGGCTCTAAGACTTACCCAAATCCACCACCTGGCAAATCATTACATGCTGTGTGCTCATTGATGCCTTTAAATAACGATAACCATGTAAATATACCTACACCAACTATCACTATTAACGGCAATACAGTAAGTTGGTCAAATTTATACAAGGGACTTGGATCTTATATATATACATATTGGGGATAACAATAATGTTCGGGATGTCAATTACTCAGTCAAATGGTAATGTGTGGATGAGTCCAGAATTTACACCGCAAAATTTGATTAATAGGGGGACAATGTCCACGTCTAAAGGTTCTGTTTTTAAGACTTCAATACCGTCGAACAAATCATGTTTTTTCTTTATAAAAAGCAGTAATAAGGCGAATATGATGTTCGTTCATGAATTTAGAGATGGGTATAATGTTCTCAGACTGAATCAGGTTGGAGGAAACCCCGGAACGATAACAGTTTATGCTTTTTCTGATATGGTGTTACCACATTCAGGATATGGTATTGCCATGTATAATAGCGCAGGTAAAATGGTATATCACGGTGAGATGATGCCCCTTGATGCAGAGATTATCACTATTACAAATCCTCAATTTACCATAAATATGGGATACCCGTGTGCGATAATGCCTGCAATGGTTGGAGTATATAACTATAGACGAACACCTTACGACAGACCTGTATACGTAACAATGACAGGCGCAACGGGAAACCAAATATATAATGGTGAATGGTATTCAAGTAATGTTACATGGGATGTAAAAAAACTATATACAAATAAAGTCCTGGTTATAAATACATCCAAGTATGATTAGTCAATGCCTTTATTTTAAGTATTGCCTGTTAATTTCTATTTAGCACCTTTTTATTTTTGAAATAATTGCATCATTAAACAAATCATTTCTTAATGGTGCAATTATGAATACAGCTCTTTCCATCATGGACGATGCCAGCTCAAACACTGCTATCGACTATCGACAGGAAATGAACGTCATCCACGAAATTGTGGCCGAGTGCGAGAAAGAGATCTCCTTCATGTATCAGGTACACGACTTCGTTTATGGCGATGAACGCCACAACATGATTAATCGCCTGCTTCGACTAAACCACCGACCAGATGAAGATCGCTCACGTTTGAATCGAGTCTGGCTGGATAACGTCGATCTGGAATGGGTGAAACAGAATATTTGGGCCGAGTACTGGAGGAAGGTCACGGATATGACTAACGTTCTGCTGATCATGCCAGCTTCCCGTCGCGACGAGTGGCGTGAGCAATTTATCGAGGGCAAGCAGGAAGTCATCAAAACTGACAGAACCGGCTATCAGATGAAGGTTAAAGAGTTCGTTGGTGTACCGGAGTTCAAAGCAGAAACGGTCATACCCACGATGCTTAATTTGCTGAATGACAGGCACAAATATCTCTCTGAGCGCGTGTATGGCTTGTTTAAGGCGCTGAGTCCTGCGCACAAGACAAATAAGACAAACGGTTTCAGCGAGCGGCTGATAATCGCTGACTGCATTTCTGATTTCTGGCGGGACAGCGTTAGCGTGAACTATCGCAAAGAGGACTACATCGACGATCTGCGTGTCTTGCTTCATTTCTTCGCGCACAAAGAATTTATTACCATCAACCGCACTGCTGAGGTGCTATCAGCTGCGTATAGGGCAAACGACTGCCAGACCGGTGACTGGATGAACGTCGATGGAAATCTGATGCGCGTGAAGATGTTCAAGAACGGCAACGTTCACTTTGAAATACATCCTGACGTGGCCTGGAAGTTGAATGAGGTGCTGGCTTACAGTATGCCTGCTGCAATCCCCGCGCCATGCCGAACTGCGCCAAAAACACGGGCACCAAAGCAGTTCGGGTTAATCCAGAAGACGATCTCCGTGCCGGTTCGCACTGCGCTTCGTGACGGGCGATTGAGCAAAGACAAAGGCGTATGGTACTTCTCTGATTCAGCTCTCCAGAAGTCGCAGGTGGAAGAGCTTGAGCGCACACTGAGCTTCATTGGCGGCGTGCAGGAGAAAAAGCACTGGCAGTTCCAGTATGAGATCGGCCATACGCTAAATACGATTGTGGCTACCGGTTTAATACCGGATACAAAATCACACCAGTTCTACCCTACCCCACGCTTGATTGCTGAGTACGTTGCCAGAGCCACTGAATTGAAGCCTGGTGAGAAGCTGCTGGAGCCTCAAGCCGGACGTGGGGATCTTCTGGCCTATATTAACGCCGATCTGGAAGATGTTACCTGTATAGAAATCGCACCTCTCTTCGCTGATATCCTGCGTGGAAAAGGGTATACGAACACGATTTGCTGCGACTTCATAAAGTGGTCTGAGGACAACGCAGGTTATCAGTTCGACAAAATCGTTATGAACCCGCCGTACTCGCTTGGTCGTCATAGAGAGCACACGCTGGCTGCGCTGGGGCATCTGAAAGTCGGCGGGCGTCTTGTAGCAGTATTGCCGGGCACTGCGCCAATACTGGACTGGATGACGATGGATAATTACGTTTATGCCAGAGGGAAGTCGTTTACCAACGAGTTTGAAGACACAGGGATCACAGTCAGCGTATACGTTTTCAAACGCGTTAAATGATAGGTAAATACTTACTTAATTTGTGTAAGAATGTAATAACTAAACGATAAGAGAAAAACATATGAACAACCTCCAGTTAGAGCATTTTAACGTCACAGGCCATTCTGATTTTCCTTTCAAGTTTACATTGAAAGGTTATGCAGAGGATGCGGTAGGCCAGATCATTATTGATAAAGGCATCGTTAAGTTTGAGGGGGATTTTGATGAATCCGCGAAAACATTCATAGACTTCATTGCCAAACGTTGGAGCGAGCAATGGAAAGACCTGGAAAAGCGCGCTAATGAGTTTGATCGGTTCATGGATGCAATGGATACAGCAAAAGAGGCTCTGGCTGCCGGGACTCCGTTAGATCTGGAGTCACTTTTCAACAGCACAATGGCCTCTGAGATGTTCGCCACCATGTTCGCGGGTGAGTTCGTCCGCAGCGGTGCCAAAAACTACCTTGAGCTGGATTACAACGTCCCTGCAATTGGCGATTTCGTCGTTACCATCCAACGCGAAGAAGGTAAGACGCCAGGTGAACGCGTCGCAGAACTTGAGGCTGTTGTGGATCAGCGTAACGGAGAGTGTGACCGTTTGATCAACGAGCTTCATGCACTTCGGGAAGAAAGAATATGCGCGGGTAGCAATACACGTAATGCTGCGGATATCTACTTCCAGTTAGTTGAGGAATGCCAGATTCCACCAGGTGGCTCTCTTGTCGATTACGTCAGACATTTAATGGCGGAAGTTAACTCCAGCCATAAAGATGGTGAGGTGCGCTGATGTTTGGCATTGACGCACAGCGTATAGCCGCTTTTGCAAAAAGCCCTCTTGATAATCCCTTGTCTCGTAGTGAGCAAATGGAGCTGGCAAGGCTTTTTCTTCACATTCAAAAACAGGCAGACATTTTCAATAACATGTCTAATCAACCTATTCTGGATGGTCACATCCAGATGGTCATTAACAGTCATGAGAAAGGCTGGGCTGCAATCGTCCCCTGCACAATTACATACAGGTTGGCGAAAGAGGTTCAAGAGTTTCGTAAAGCCAGTGTCGAATCGGAGTCTACCAAAGCCGCAATAAACACTCTTATTCGCATGGGGTTCACATGGACCGGTGGAGCCTACTGGCAAGCACCTCACCCCATTTTATACGGCAATTAGACGCTACAAATCCTTCGGCATGAATAAATAAAGGCCATAAGTTGTGGCCTTAAATAAATTGTTTTCTACATTTTCTTATTTGTGAAAATAAACCAGCACTTGGTAGTGCTTATGTAACAGCAAAGAAGAGAAAAACACATGAGTAACAAAATCGAAAACCCCGTAGTTCTCATTCACAAGCGTGAGAACCACGACTCCTATGCGGTGGCGATCACCAATGGGAGTCACGATTATTACGATGGTCTGCTAATGGCCTCAGTGTCGCCTGATGAGGCAGACAACTCTTTTGCCGTCTTCGCTATGGTTGGTTACTACATGGCTGCCGAAATTGAGAAGTTGCGGGCGCAGAGAGACGCATTAGCGGCGGAGAATGCAGCCCTGAAAGAATCTGAGCGAGCATTCGATGCGATGCGTGCCGAGGAACACGGAGATAATTGGGTTAGCGAATTAACGGAGACTCCAGCCACCGATGCTTTTCTGGCTGAAGTACGGGCGCAGGGGGTAGAGATGTACGCAGATAACCTCGACAACGGAGCAGACGACGCAGAACGAGGTGGTTTTGATGATGCCGTTAAGTTTCTACGCAGTGAAGCGTCTGGTGTACGTTTGTTCGCCGACCAGCTTCGCAAAGGAGGCAACCAGTGAGTAATTCAGCACGACTACAGCTTGGTTTTTCACCGCTATCAAAAACTATCATGCTGGCAAAAATGCGCGATGTTGAAGGTGGACGTATGCGCGTTGGCAATGATCCAGGTCGTGATGTTACCAATGAGGCTGCTCAATTGGTGTGGCAACTGGTCATGGCTGAAGGTGGTGAGATAGTGTGGGAGCTGGATGATGGTTCTCGCATGGTGTTGAAGGCAGAAAAGCAGGAGGCAGCCAGTGAGCGAAATTAATTACCAGGCACTGCGTGAGGTGGCGGAACGTGCAATTCCAGCAATGGAACGCCTGTTAATGTTGCCAGCTGATGATGACTTGTTAAGTGAACAGGAACTTAAAGATAGCGGTGTTGATATTGATGCCCTCAACGCCTTCAAATTTCTGGCCGGACCAGAAACCGTGCTGGCACTACTGGATGAGATCAACGCATTAGAGGAAACGCGTATCAACGATGTTTGCCGTATTGCGGAACTAACAAAACAACTGGAGTTGGCAAAATCAAAACTCAACGAGCAGCGTGAGTATTACGAGGGCGTTATCTCGGATGGAAGTAAGCGCATAGCAGAGTTAGAAAGTGATTCTCAGGCACAAAAGTTAGTTGAAGCAATCATTGTTGCGATAGAAAACGAACAGGAACGTCTTTTTGATGAAGATTACCTAATGGATTCGAAAGAATGCATTGACGTAATTCGTGAAGAAGTAAAGCGATGGAATGATTCCCGCGCCGCTGGCATTCGCATCAAAGGAGAGTGAGATGACCACATCGCATTCTGCAATTACCCAGAAAAAAGCCTTCCACATACTCGAACGATTAGAGGCGCTTGCTACGGAGGAGGAGATATCCCCGGAGAAACTGGTTGAGTTCAGCCGTGTGATATTGCGTCGCAAGAACGATATGGAGCGGCTGACATCTGGCGCTCCATCCTTATCAGTCAGGCGAACACTTTGTTGCAGCTTCTGCAACAAATCCCAGTACGCCGTCAAAAAGTTAATTGCTGGGGACGCCGTTTTCATCTGCGACGAGTGTGTGGATGTGTGCAACAGAATTATCCGGGGAGAAAAAGAGGGATCAGCATGAAATTTTCCAAATTTTCTGAGTTGGTGAATCGTATTTTGTCCAACAACCACAGCCATCGTCGCGATATGGATGTAACGATCGTTGTTCATTCGCCTGGTCGCATCGGTTCAACACCATCAGTTGAGGTTCAGTCAATTCAGGCGGGTTTTGATTGGGATGCCGGGAAGGTGATGATTTTTCCAGCACAGCCACTGACCACGCTAACACCGGAGCAGGTTGCTGATATCACTGATAGTGTGCGCAAAGGTCAGTCTTGGCACGCGTATCAGGAATACAAGAAGCATAAAGAGCAGTTGGAAAAATTGTCGATGGAGTTGGAAGCCGCTAAACAGCGGGAAAAAGATCTGTTTATGGAAAATGTTCGACTTAAGTCAGGTATAGCCGGTCTGATACACCTCGGTATTCGATATGCGGATGTTGAGGTCATGAAAATTGCTGGAGATGCCCAGCTTTCTACTCCATGCACTGACAGCATCATAAACAGCATTGCAGCAGGCATTTTAACCAAAGAGGGGTCAGCACGATGAGAACACTAGAAGTTCGCGCTGAAGATGTAATCCCTGGTGATGTGCTCATAACATCTAAAGGTCAACAATGTGCGGTTAAATCTTTTTGGATGGAAGATGACAAAGTGACTCTGTTCGGTACGGATGGTTCCGAAACTGATTATGACTACGACGAATTGCTTGTTGTTGAGAGAGCTGCCTAATGACCACCTTAACCAAAGAACAGTTAATCTCCCATGCACGCGAAAGCGTTAGTTATCTGGAAGACTTGAAAGGACGTGTTAGTAAAGAAGGTGCGGACTGCAAAGTTGTTATTGAGATGGTCGAACGAGATCTAAAACTGGCACGAATTGCACTGGCCTCACTTGAGACAAAACCAATAGGTGCATTCCACATTGCAGAACAGCAAGTTGACGGCACAAGTGACTACATCAAGGATGGGGAGTGGCCTATTGATAATGGGACAATTGAAGTATACGCCGCTCCCCTCGTTCCCGTAATACAGGCTGATGTCGCGCAAGCAATTGAAAATCTCAAGCAGAAGTTAGTGGAATGCAATCGCTATAACTACTGCGCAGATGCAGTTAAGGGCGTAGAGGATGCCTGCCACGCTGCCATGCTTCAGGGAAAAGGAGAGTGATATGACTACTATAACCGATAAGAAACAGTATCCAGGCGAGCAATATCTTAATGAGCTGATCACCAACATAGAGTTTGCTGCAAGGGCACCAGTTGAAGTCGTGAGAGCGATGGCAGCAGAGCTACAGAAGCGGCGCGAAGCTGATAGTGCAGAACCTGTAAGCCAAACTTGCAAGTTGCCTCCCAGATCATCCAACGAAGTTAACGACGCGGCATGGAAATTACACAACATGTTGACAGAACATGGCCCTCTGAACGGGCGTCAGTTCAATAATCTGAAAGGTTGCTTCTATGAGGCATTTAAGGTCGCAATGCGCAACTATCCGGTTACTCCTGATGGTTGGATAAGCTGTAGTGAGCAGATGCCTGTAATCGGCGAGCTAAATTGGAGAACTAGTTTTCCTTTGCTGGTTACGTGTGAGATCGGCGTTATACCTGCTTATTACGGCTTTGTGAGCGTTAATGGTGATAGGCATTATGGCTTTATGGAGAGTCTTAAATACGGAGACGATAACGGCAACCATCCTCAAACGAATGAATATGGTCTGATTAGCAATGTCACACACTGGATGCCGCTACCAGAACCTCCGCAGGAGTCGAAGAGTGAATAAAGCAGAGTTATTTCAGAAAATATCGGCTCTCGCGACTGAATGCCACGCTATAGCATCTGAGCTTGATGTTGGTGAGGAACGAACCGAGATGTTCGAAATATACAGTGTGCTGCGCAATCTCTGTCGGCGTGGCTACGCCACTCAAGTAGGACGAATGACTAACCCACTACTCTCAACCTGTGATGAGGATGAGTCGGATGAGGATGACGAATGACGCATAAATCAGCAGCCGGAGAGCTTCAGAAGGAAGTCGAAAATACTACCGTTCTATTGGACGATATTTTAAACATTCTCGCGCTTCTTGAGGCTGGCGATTGGTCAGAACATTGCACTAAAACGGAATTAGGCGGTCGGCTTGAAAGAGAGATTACACGACTTATTGGTGATGCGCAGGAAGCTACAGTCACTAGTTATGAGTTAATCGCTGAAGCCTGGCGTTTGATGGATGGACAAGATCCTAAAACCAGCGATTGGCATAGCAAGGCTTCGAAGTATTTAAATTCCAATAGGGTAGAAAAAGTTGATGATGTGAAACCGAAGCCAGTAGATCACGGTTTCCGTGATCACTGCGAATGCTCTAGTTGTCAGACCACGGCCCGTATTTGTGCCGAATTAACAGATAAGTCCAGCCTAATCTACGAAGTTAATGTAGGCGGTAATACATGGGTCGAATGCACAAGAGCTGCATACGTAAGAGCAAAAGACAAGGGTGAATTAACCAGAGTTGTTGCCCATCACCCAAATAATGAGCTTAAAGATCACCAAATTCGAGAACTGGTGAACGAGTTGCGGGATATTGCGGTTTCGTATCACGGAACGCAGCAATTGCGGGAGAAGATTGCAAGAGCCGTGAACAACTCGCTCAAAGGGGGCGAATCTCAACCGAAACGTATACGAATTACGCATATAGGTGAAAACGGCACAGAAATCCCCCAATTCTCTGTTGGGGACATCTTTGATGTGCATGGAGAAGAGTTTGGCGAGCCTCACATCACTATGCCTAGTGGCCATGTTTACTGGCTAAGAGCTATGGAGAAATATGGTGATAAATGGGAAGTGTTATGAGGGATGCGAAGTTATGACCAAATTTGGAAAGCTGGAAGCTCATTTGCTGACTCGTAACTACCGCCATGATATACACCCATATAGACAGTGGATCGATGAAAGCGAAGGAGTTGTTACATTCCCTCTATACAGGTTTGATGGGATGTTGGCCGGGTATCAGACATACAGACCAGGCGCTCCTAAGCAGCACAGCAATCCGAAGATGGCCCGGTATTTCACACGAGCGCACGGCAGACAGCTACTATGGGGAACCTATCTTCCTTTAAAAGATGGACCGATATGGATAACTGAGTCGATTTTTAAAAGTGCAGCAGTGCACAACGCGGGCGGAAATTCGTGGGCGCTGTTAGGTTCGACTTTCTCAGCAGGATTACGTCGTCAACTGGCAATGCTGCCGTATGACTTTCGTGTAATAGGTGACAATGATGCGGCTGGTGAATCACTTGTGAAGTCTTTCGGAAAAGGTTTTGTGGCACCGGATCTTGACGAGCTACAACCACATGAAGTGTCTAATTTGATTTTTAGCCATAGCCAATAAGCATCCCCTCTCCATTAAGGCCACAATTAGTGGCCTTAAACAATGTGTTTTCTACCTCGATTTAGCCTCTATTATCGTTTTGCATTTCTCTAATGCACCAAAGGTGCTTCTTTAATGTATACTGTACAGATAAACAGTATTTTTGAGGTAAAACGCTATGGGGTACCCCTCTCCTGCGGCGGATTATGCTGAGAGCCGTATTTCTCTTGATCAGCAGATAATTAGACATCCTTCAGCGACCTACTTCTTGAGGGCAGCTGATAGCCATCATCGTGAGGGAATATTGCAGGGTGCATTGCTGGTGGTCGATTCCTCACTCACTCCTGTTGATGGATCTCTTCTTGTATGTGCTCTGGATGGGGAATATCGCGTAAAAAGATACCGGAAGTATCCACGTCAGCATCTGGAGGATTTAAGAACTGGTAAGAAGGAAGCATTGCCAAAGGATGATGATGGATGCACGGGCAGCAATGCCGTGTTTGGTGTGATCACTCACATTATCAACGACGCAAGAAGTGGCGAGTTTGATGATTGTCCTGTGATGTAGGAGAACTGTTTAGGTGGTGCATTGCACCACCTTTTTATCACACTGCGCGGAATGCGATTTCGCCAGGTATTACTTCACCTTGCCAATACATTTGGGCAGCAACGCGATCTGCAAGGTCACGATAAATAGCCGTAAATTCGCTATCTGGACGACTAATAACGGTTGGTGTTCCGTTATCCAGATCTTCACGAAGAGAGATATGAAGTGGCATTTGGCCTAACAACTGCGTGTTGTATTTCTCGGCCAGTTTCTGTGCGCCACCGGTGCCAAAAATTGGCTCGTGATGACCGCAGTTACTGCAAATATGCACACTCATGTTTTCGACGATACCCAGTACCGGCACTTCGACTTTTTCGAACATCACAATGCCTTTCTTCGCATCGATCAGCGCGATATCTTGCGGCGTAGTTACCACAACAGCACCAGTTACAGGAATGTTCTGCGCCAGCGTCAGCTGAATATCACCAGTACCCGGCGGCATATCGAGAACGAGATAGTCCAGATCAGGCCATAGAGTTTCCTGCAACATCTGCATTAACGCCTTGCTCGCCATCGGACCACGCCACACCATCGCATTGTCGTCAGTTACCAGATAACCAATTGAATTGGTTGCCAGTCCATGAGACATAATCGGTGCCATGTGAGTACCGTCCGGTGAGGTTGGACGTTGGTTTTCCGCGCCAAGCATGGTTGGAATTGATGGCCCGTAGATATCGGCATCCAAAATACCAACTTTCGCACCTTCAGCAGCCAACGCCAGTGCCAGGTTTACCGCCGTGGAGGATTTACCAACGCCGCCCTTGCCTGAGCTGACGGCGATAATGTTCTTAACGCCATTAATGCCTGGTTGGTTTTTGACGCGCTTAAGCGTGGCAATGTTGTACGACAGCTTCCAGTCGATAGCCTTTGCGCCAGTGATACGGAGCAGATCACCACTACATTGCTCTTTCAGGTCTTCAAAAGGCTTATTCCACACGAAAGGCATGATTAGTTCGACATGCAGTGTGTCATCCATCAACGCAACATGGTGTAACGCTTTAAGCGTAGTCAGGTTGTGTTTCAGGGTTGGGTGCTGAAAATTAGCCAGCGTACCGGCTACCATTGCTCTCAGGGCATCCGGCGATTTGGACTCGCTCATCCCGTCTCCTTTATTTTAATTTGCGCAATTGTCGCCTTGTAGTGTACTCCAGCTACGGCATTTAATCATTTATGAGAAATGCTGTTATCACATGGCAGACATAAGGCCATTTTGTTACTATCAAGCCCCTTTTCACTACAAAGAAGTAATGCCTACTATGACCCAAGTCGCGAAGAAAATTCTGGTGACGTGCGCGCTGCCGTACGCTAACGGCTCAATCCACCTCGGCCATATGCTGGAGCACATCCAGGCTGATGTCTGGGTTCGTTACCAGCGAATGCGCGGCCACGAGGTTAATTTCATCTGTGCCGACGATGCCCACGGCACACCGATCATGCTGAAAGCACAGCAGCTTGGTATCACACCGGAACAGATGATTGGCGAAATGAGTCAGGAACACCAGACTGATTTTGCAGGCTTTAACATCAGCTATGACAACTATCACTCGACGCACAGCGAAGAGAACCGTCAGTTGTCCGAGCTTATTTATACTCGCCTGAAAGAGAACGGTTTTATTAAAAACCGCACCATCTCTCAGTTATACGACCCGGAAAAAGGCATGTTCCTGCCGGACCGTTTTGTAAAAGGCACCTGCCCTAAATGTAAAGCGCCAGATCAATACGGCGATAACTGTGAAGTCTGCGGCGCGACTTACAGCCCGACTGAACTGATCGAGCCGAAATCGGTAGTTTCTGGTGCTACGCCGGTAATGCGTGATTCCGAACACTTCTTCTTTGATCTGCCTTCTTTCAGCGAAATGCTGCAGGCATGGACCCGCAGCGGTGCGTTGCAGGAGCAGGTGGCAAATAAAATGCAGGAGTGGTTTGAATCTGGCCTGCAACAGTGGGATATCTCCCGCGACGCCCCTTATTTCGGTTTTGAAATTCCGAACGCGCCGGGCAAATATTTCTACGTCTGGCTGGACGCGCCGATTGGCTACATGGGTTCCTTCAAGAATCTGTGCGACAAACGCGGCGACACCTCCAGCTTCGATGAATACTGGAAGAAAGACTCCACCGCCGAGCTGTACCACTTCATCGGTAAAGATATCGTTTACTTCCACAGCCTGTTCTGGCCTGCCATGCTGGAAGGCAGCAACTTCCGCAAGCCGACCAACCTGTTTGTTCATGGCTATGTGACGGTGAACGGTGCGAAGATGTCCAAGTCTCGCGGCACGTTCATTAAAGCCAGCACCTGGCTGAATCATTTTGACGCCGACAGCCTGCGTTACTACTACACTGCGAAACTCTCTTCGCGCATTGATGATATCGATCTCAACCTGGAAGATTTCGTTCAGCGAGTGAATGCCGATATCGTGAACAAAGTGGTTAACCTGGCCTCCCGTAATGCAGGCTTTATCAACAAGCGTTTTGACGGCGTGCTGGCAAGCGAACTGGCTGACCCGCAACTGTACAAAACCTTTACTGATGCCGCTGAAGTGATTGGCGAAGCATGGGAAAGCCGCGAATTTGGTAAAGCTATCCGTGAAATCATGGCACTGGCTGACCTGGCTAACCGCTATGTCGATGAACAGGCTCCGTGGGTGGTGGCGAAGCAGGAAGGTCGCGATGCCGATCTGCAGGCGATTTGCTCTATGGGCATTAACCTGTTCCGCGTGCTGATGACTTACCTGAAACCGGTACTGCCGAAACTGACCGAGCGCGCAGAAGCATTCCTCAATACAGAACTGACCTGGGATGGTATCCAGCAACCGCTGCTGGGCCACAAAGTGAATCCGTTCAAGGCGCTGTATAACCGCATCGATATGAAACAGGTGGAAGCACTGGTGGAAGCATCCAAAGAAGAAGTGAAAGCCACAGCCGCACCGGTAACTGGCCCACTGGCTGACGACCCGATTCAGGAAACCATCACCTTTGACGACTTCGCCAAAGTTGACCTGCGTGTGGCGCTGATTGAAAACGCGGAGTTTGTTGAAGGCTCTGACAAACTGCTGCGTCTGACACTGGATCTCGGTGGGGAAAAGCGTAATGTCTTCTCCGGCATTCGTTCTGCTTATCCAGACCCACAGGCACTGATTGGTCGTCACACCATTATGGTGGCTAACCTGGCTCCGCGTAAAATGCGTTTCGGTATCTCAGAAGGCATGGTGATGGCTGCTGGTCCTGGTGGGAAAGATATCTTCCTGTTAAGCCCGGATGCTGGTGCTAAACCTGGTCACCAGGTTAAGTAATTAAGCAACCTCTCTTCGCAATGCCCGGCAACACGCCGGGCATTTTCATATAGACACAATCCCTTCTGATTTACACAGTACCTAAAACAATTTGTTTTCTGCCTTTTGTTGTTAGAGATAATAAGCCACATAAGAAAACAACTTGTTTTGGAGTGGTTGAAATGTTGAACATTACCCAAGCCTACCAGGTGGCATTGATCAGTTCATCTCATACATCAGAGGAAGATGCTCGCCGATTCATGATCGCAAGCAATGAGCTGGATTGGGTTTCACAAATTGATGGCGGTTGTATTGTCCACGCCGGGTTACAGGATGATGTCTGGAAAGACGACTTGCGTCGATATGGTATATCCGAAGGCGCGATTGCTAACATTCAGAAAGTACTTGATGTAGGCTTTGACTCTGTACATTTTGATTGTGGTGCGCCGGTCGTTGAAGGGCTTGAGTGCTGGAACTGGTAAATCTGCAAACATATTCAAACCGTTGATAATGGCGGTCACAATTTGATTCTTTTCTATAAGAATCCGTTGATCGCCACTACTCCCCTTCCATGCCTGCAATCACATCCTTAAATATCAATAGGTTACAGTTGTTTATACCAATAAGAAAACAACTAAATAACAGATCAACGAAACATCAACGCTTTCTCCCGATTTGGTCTAAAAAATTGACGTTTTCACACATCACTTCTTATACCCGTAAACCTACGCAGCAGACAGCTCCACAGCGTCCAATTTTCACCACAGACGACTCAACACACTACCAACAAAAACACACGCTCAAAATCGCTCCCGTTGCGTTACACAACCATATAAACAACTTATTTTCAGGCATAACAAAACAACCAAATAACACATATGCCATTACCCAAAACAACCAACCTCTTTATGGCAGGCTACCGAAAAGACCCCACCTCTTCTTCCCAGGCTACCGGATAACCAACCTAACTTTCACAGGCAATCCGAAAACATTCATACGCGCGATACCCACGACACGCCATTACCCAAACAGCGAAGAAACACCTGAACCGCTGAAACCCCAACGAAGCCTGTAACCGCAAGGTTTCTCTCAATCCCAAAAGACACGAAACATAACAATCACGGGAAACGCCATTACCCAATACACGAATAACTACAAAAGCCCTTCACACACTCCAGACAAACAACTCAAACACAATAACGAAAGGAATCGCCCACCTGCCATTACTCCATACACGGAGAAGAACAATCACCAAAACGACGAGAACACCCCATAGAAGAACCACCGCAAAACGAACGAAACCACATACATCGACAGAGAAAACAACACACCCAATTCACCAACAGAAATAGTCGCCGTATAGAACGTTCTGGAAGGAGTAAGCATTAACGCCTATAGAGAGGTTGAGACAGATAAAACACGAAGAAAACACAACATGTATAGCGAAGAAGCAAGGTATGTATAAGTGGGGAGGGAAGGAGGGGTGTCGCCTCCTTTTTCGTATTTATTCAACATCTTACCATCATCCCCCGTAACACCCCTACGGTCAGCCTTCGGTCCATACAGAGAAAAGGTTGCATACGCTACAGAAACGGCTGGGGATTTTCAGGGAAACGGTCGAGTTGCCTGTGTGGATTTCGGGAAAAGGCTCGATGCCGGTTCAGGAACGGCGGCGTACCGGTATAGCGAGAGAGAGTTGCAGCTACCCACCTGTAATGTGCGGGAAGAAGAGAGACGCTCACGTGCAGGCTGACTTGCTTACCGCTGGATTCCCTCTGAATGCCAGATACAGCGTAATTGTGCCAGACAGCCAGCGGGTCACAATCGATTTCAGTAGGTTTTCGGGGAGAGGATTATTCTGCCCACCAGCCCCGCGGCGTGCGTAGAGCAGAATATCGTAAATACTGGCTCTCGTGTCGTTCCCGGATATTCACTGCCCAGCCTGGCTTTCCCGACATAAAATCCTTTTTCGCCTTTGTCTTATTGCGATAATAACACCAACAAGTAAACAGCATATTTAGACGTTATAGAAACGAAGTGAGGATGAAGAGATGATTAAGATGCCTGTGACGGTTGAGGTGTGGGGCGTGGATTCCCTGGCTGAGTGTCTGGATGCAGTGGGGCCGGAGTTGTACCGCAAGTTGTGGTCGTTCGTCCCGGCAGAAGGGGAATCGCCCAAAGGGAAGGATATCTGGCACCTGCTGAGTGAAGATGAAAAGCGGGAGCTGGTTGGCGCGGTACACAGCGAGTTCCCGGACGACCAAGATTAAGAGTGAGGCCACCAGCACGGTGGCTTTTGTCGCTATTAACCTCCGGGGCAGCGCAGCACCGTAACGATATACTTTGTGGCCGTTTTCTTACTGGTATTGTTTACGTAATTCAGAAAACAACATGTTTAAGGATTGCTTTATGTTTGCAAATATCGACATCAACCAAATTAAGAAATTGACTCAAAAAGAGTTTGACCAGTTTTATGAGCTGGAAGGTTGGTCTTCCACTCTGATTAATTCAATATGGGTGCTGGAGCTGATGACTCGTGATGACGCACCTGCTTTGATGATTTGCGACATGGGTGAAGATGCTGACTTTATGGATATGAGCGAATTTTGTGTGGACACATACAACCGCAGCCAGAAGTACTACTTCACATGCGATAGTGAAAATGACGTGATTTCTAAGGTCTATCTTCACCTCGTCCAGCATTGGGACGTTCAGGAGTTTCTTGAGGTATTCGCGTAATCCCAACCAAAGCCAGCATTGCTGGCTTAATTTCTCTATAGCCGCAGGGAAGAACCTGCATATCGCTCATGCACCTGATCAATATGCTTTGTAGCCGTTTTCTTACTGGTATTATTTACGACATTGAGAAAACAAGTTGTTTACGGAGTTGTGATGAAAAAATCATTGGTTCTTGGTCTGGACAAAGACCAGAAGAGAAAAGAGAAGCCTGCGCTGGTTGCTCAATTAACTTTGCTGGACATCGTTGCCAATGGAACCTCTATTCGTCTGTTCCGTGAAACAGCGGTGTCTTTCGATAAAAACACCTTTACTCGTTATGTAATGAATGTTCGTCGCCAGCGTGGAAAAGGCTGGATGGCATTTCAAAGAATGTGGCCGGAACATCAGCTCGAACTGGCTTTGATGGAAGTTAACCGCGTGGCCCAGCAAGAGATTCAGAGAGCATCAGTGATGGCAATAGCCTGATAATGTGCAAGTGGTAATTAGTCGACAGTACGACAGCCCCGCCATCCTTACGGGTTTTTTTTGTATTGTAAGTACATACCTATGTCTATAAAATAGAAAAATAACCAAGACACTATGGAGAGTGATATGAGCGTTAAACGAGAAAACCTGACAGTTGATGTCTACTATGCTTCAGAAAGCGCCGAAGGTAAGAATGTAGCTAAAATCACCGTCGTTACGTACAACACCGAAACTGGAACTGAAGTTCAGGCAAGTACTATTGTGCGTAAAGGAGATACATCAGGCGGGGAATATGAGGCGCAATATCAGTCCATTTTTGATGCAACGGACCCGTTGTTGTTGAAAATTGAAAGTTACTTCCGTAAGGTGAATAAAGAGGTGTTTGAAACCATGATGAATATGGTTAACACCGTATTCGCTTCCAGTCTGAACACTAACACTACCTGGATTGGTCAGTATGGTCTGCGCATTACCTCCGGCATTCCTGCTGACACCTTAATCCCTGAAAGCGTATTCGCTTAATCCTCTTTGAATGGCGCGTAAACCGCGCCATTTTCTTATGCCCGATAACAATTTGTTTTCTGCCTTATCTGATTTGTGAAAATGCTTTCACTGAAAGCAACTTGATAAGGAAACCATCATGGGACTTGATATCTACATTGAGACGCAACCAAAAAACGATCTGAATAACGATGCATCCAGAAAGAAGGTTGCTTACTTCCGTAAGTTCAATGCTCTCTTTGGGTGGATGGAACGCAACGTAGGTGAAGTCAAAAATTGTGAGCTTTTAGAATTAACGATGAATGACATTTGTGCTCTGAAAGCTCATTTGATGCACATGAACGAAAGTAACTGCGAAGAGTACTTACCTACCTGTGAAGGTTTTTTCTTCGGCAGTCAGGAGTACGATGAAGGGTACTGGCATGACGTGGGGGAGTTGAAAAAACTTGTGGAAGAGCTGATTAAGAACCACGACTTTCACAATAACAGACTGACCTTCTGCGCCTGGTGGTAAATATGGGCGATTTCAAGAAACGCCTGAAGGAAAGAGCCGAGATAGTCAGAAAGCAAAACGCCTCTTCTGTCATCAGATACGCAAGGCAGTTTAGTCGCAACAACAAATCAGTTGAGGAAAAGATCCTTAGCGTAATCGGTCGATAATTATTAAGGCCACCACTGCTGGTGGCCTTAAATGACCATCCTGTTTCCCGCAGGCTAAAAACACCAACCTCTTACCTCCAGGCAACCGACAAACCCACCTGTTCCCGTCCGGCTACCGCAACTTTCCACTTTGATGCCTTATTCGTACAACGATAATTAACGCCAACAAGAAAACAATTTGTTATTTACGATAAGGAATTAATCATGAATTTTATCGCTACTGTAAACGCACCCGCACATGGCAATATCGCTGTAACGTTCTCTGACATTGAAAAACGAGTACTTGGTGCATGGCGCGACAATGAGACGGTAGAACTGTCAGCACAAGAAAAATGCATTATTGCACGCGACATCATTGGCAATCGTCGTTACTCGCGGGTATTTGAGAAAGCGTATGTGGTAAATTCTGGATTCGGAACGTTCGTCTTTCCGGTGCGCTCCGGGCGATTCTGCCAGTCCAAGCTGATTGAGTTCGCTACGCAGATTTCTGTCTGGATTAAAACTCAATCGTCGTTCAAATTTTCCGACGATGAAGCAGTATCGCAGGGGATGCGGATCGCCAACAATGCAATTAAATGCAAAAACATTACGTATACCGCTGGCGTTGATACATGGAAACTGTTTTGCGCTAACTTTATGCTGAATGTATACGCAAGCAACCGCATCCACATCCTTGATGGCGTGTAACTGAGAAGAGGGCCAGAAACGGCCCTTTCTCTATATCCATCAGCTGCCGTAGGGAAATTTTCAGAAACGGCGAGGAACGTATTCATTAGCCGACGGGAAACGGCCAGGATTTTTTCGGGAAACGGCTGCATTCGCCTTTATGTAGAAAAAACATCGGGAAGCTGGTGGAATCCAACCAGCGGTTGTCGGACAGGTGAGCGGGGAAAATTATTATGACTTTCGTCGCCTGAGACATCCAGATTTCTTTCGTAGCGTAATCACATACGTGATTAAGTGGTGTGATTATGTGAAAAATCACGCGCACATAATACGCGAGCGGATACGGAACAAAACAAAATGCCGATCCGCGCCGACAAATAAACGCGGATCATAAAGCAAGACTAAAAGCCAATGATTAACCATACTCTATAGCGCAATATAACGCGTTTTAAGCGCGTTAATGTGTTAAGTAATGGGTGTGTACTGGCAAGGATATAAAATCGCGTCTATGGCGTTATTTTGGCGCTTATTTTTATGTTGTTGGAGTGAGTTAAAGACAATAAAAACGCGCCATCATTGGCGCGTTATGGTAGGTGTATTGGAAACGAAAAAAGCGCCCATAGTGGGCGCTCGATTTTATTTGTGTAAACTGATTTTAAACCCCATTTCTACAAACGCTTTTAACATTAAAAATATATCAGCGTCGTTCACGTCTGCTTTTTTTCGCTCCTGGTCGCTCAATAAGTCAATTTTGCGCGTCGTTTCATCTATAAGCTCGACTGCGCGCCCAGCGTAACCAGCGATCCCAGCGATGCGATTAACATAATATTCATTATGGACGTTAACGCCAGCGATAAGAACAAACATGATTAAGCTCCTTAAAAAAAATTAAATAGAATTTTGAAGTTTTCCGATTAATGCGCTTAAACGTAAGTATTCACGTTTGCGCTTGCAATCTTGCTTGCTGTTAAGCAAATCAGAAAACGTAAAATTTAATTGGTCGCGTTGCGCGATCAAATCATCGATTAATTCCAGTTTATAAGCGCGATACTTTGCGCGATATTCCGCGCGGATCTTGTCATAGCTGATCATTTTAAAGCTCCTTTAAAGCGCCCACTATGGGCGCTTGATTCCATTAATTACGCTTTGAAAGCATCAGCTAAATAATTGTAGAAATCATTTTTAATGAAGCGATATTGCTGAGTACCAGCTTTTGCGATCCCAGCTCCTTTGACTTTTTCAACAAGTCCAAGACGTTCGCAAAGATTGATCAACTGGTTGGCTTGAGTATAGCCAGCGTCCAATTTAATTTCACACGCTTTTTTAGCTTCATTCATTAAATCGAAAACAGCGCCATTGGTGAACGTGTCGATCTCGTCGTTAATCATATCGATTAAAGCGAATACACGAGATCCAGACATATCAGCGACGGAATAAACACATTTACCAGCTTTAATGGATTTAACCAGATAAACCAGTTTTTCCAGTGAATAACTATTAGTCATAGCATCACGGAAAAATACTTCTGGCGCTTGTTTACTTGCTTTAATCGCATAGTAGAAAACAGAGCATAATTTTTCGTCTTCTACTGCGTTTACGACGTTGTTGATGAAGTAAGCAAGTTTAGTGGTCGCAGCTTGCATATTTGCTTTGTCTGCTTTAGTGTGCGTACCATTTTTATAATGGTCGTTATATGTTTGAGTTGCCAGATCTGCTTTTTCGCGCAGTTCATCGGATACAATGGAAGCAGCTTCAATGATGGATTTTTTAGAAATGATAATGTTAGTCATGATTTTATTCCTTAGTATAAATATTAAAATTTAACTCAAGAAAGAAAGTGTTTTGCACTCGTTCCTGATGCGTTCAATTATCGATACGCGAAAAAAGATTGCAAGTGTTTTTTTTAAGTTTTTTTGCAGGGATGAAAGTCCTAGAAATAAAAGTTAGATCGTCGAAGGTGTTCCCTAAATAAATAATAAATTCCGGCTTTTGACCTTATATATTTATACGGGGGAGAATTGAATGAGTGTTAAACGAATGGCATGTAAAATAATAACCGGACTTAGCCGATTATTACCCTTATAGAAATTAAAACGGAAGGATTCGTTCAACCCAATCGAAGAAAATAAGTATTTTTCTACCGTCTTCCAACTTAAGTGTGACTAGACAGGCGTCAACGCCATCTGACGTTCCCTCAATTTCGCGACCGTCTGCCATGTAGACCCTTATAGATTTGCCGTTTTGGTAAGCCTGACGACATATCTTAAAAAAGTCACGACGTGATGGCTGATTAACCATCTGTTCATTGTTTAGCGTTAGTCGACCTGTGAATGAAGTGTCAACCTCTTCTATGCCCGACTCAATTGTGCTAATGCGCTCAAGAGGGAGCCTTATACGATTTGTGTTGCTAAGCGGATCTGGTGTGAGGTTCAGCTTATTTCTTGCGCTCAATAGCCCGTAGACATACATGCAAAACACTTGGCCGTCTTCGAGAGTGACTCTTACAGGAAATTTTGCACTCCGCCAGAAGAGCAAGGTGCGCTCAGCATGTTCGTAGTCTCGCGGCCAGACTTCAGCCGGTATGCCGTAGGTGATGTCTTTAACCATAGTCTACCTTTTTAAGTCTTTTTTGGTCATTATATACATCTCTATGATGCGTAGACAGACTAACCGTACATTCCACCAAAAATTGATTATGGAATAAGTTTCATGAAGAATGGGGTGAATAAAAAATACTCATTAGCATTGTTAATAGCGGCTTTACTATTAACAGGTTGTGATTCTGATGAAGAGCGAGCCATAGATCTAGTTGAAAAGGATATTCGCTCTACACTGCTAGATCCTGATGCTGGTCGGTTCACGAATATGCGAGCTATTCAGTTAGGTGAAAATTGATCCTACCCACGTAATATGGACACAGGTCTAAGCGAGGTTCTGGTTTTCAAATTGTTCCGGACTGAGGCCGCCACACCAACTGTGCCGCCGCCACCGATTGTAATCACATTCGATATAATTAAACACCGTTGCCCGCATTATTTCCCGGCTGATAAAGTGTTCTCCATGGATACATTCCACTTTCAGCGAATGAAAGAAGCTTTCCACGCAGGCATTATCGTAGCAGCAACCTTTTGCGCTCATACTTCCACGCAGATTATGCCGCTTCAGTTGCGCCTGATAATCTGCTGAACAGTACTGGCCTCCACGGTCAGTGTGAACGATAACGTTCCGGGGCCTCTTACGCCGCCACAGCGCCATCTGTAGGGCATCGCAGGCCAGTTGCGCCGTCATGCGTGGCGACATTGACCAGCCAATAACGGCACGTGACCACAGGTCAATGACCACTGCCAGATACAGCCAGCCTTCATCTGTATGTAAGTACGTGATGTCTCCTGCCCACTTCTGGTTCGGGCCACTGGCGTAAAAATCCTGCTCCAACAGATTTTCTGACACAGGCAGGCCGTGTGCGCGGTAGCTGACCGGGCTGAACTTCCGGGAGGCCTTTGCCCTCAGTCCCTGACGGCGCAGGCTTGCCGCCACGGTTTTTACGTTAAAGGGGTAACCCTGAGCACGCAGTTCATCCGTCAGGCGTGGGGCACCGTAACGCTGTTTTGACCGGGTAAAAGCCGCGAGGACAACGCTGTCGCAGTGTTGGCGGAACTGCTGACGCGTGCTTATCCTTGTCCGCCGCTGACACCACGTATACCAGCCGCTGCGGGCCACCCGGAGCACGCGGCACATTGCTTTGATGCTGAACTCAGCCTGATGTTTTTCAATAAAGACATACTTCATTTCAGGCGCTTCGCGAAGTATGTCGCGGCCTTTTGGAGGATAGCCAGCTCTTCATCCCGTTCTGCCAGCTGGCGTTTGAGACGTGCAATCTCGGTAGACATCTCCAGTTCACGTTCAGAAGACGTCTGCTGATTTTGCTGTTTACTGCGCCAGTTGTAGAGCAGTGATTCATACAGGCTGAGTTCACGGGCTGCGGCAGTAACACCGATGCGTTCAGCAAGCTTCAGGGCTTCACTGCGAAATTCAGGCGAATGCTGTTTACGGGGTTTTTTACTGGTTGATACTGTTTTTGTCATGTGAGTCACCTCTAACTGAGAGTTTACTCACTTAGTTCTGTGTCCACTATTGGTGGGTAAGATCAAATAGCTATTCATATATGGTATGTGGAGAGGTGAATGGTAAAAACGTCTTGAACGCCTATACAGGTGCGACCGCATTCAATGCACACATCTTTGATGTTCGTGAACGTAACCCGATTGTATTCGTTGCAATGGATAAAAGTACCAACTCGGCAAGAGAACGATTACGTTTTGAACGCCAAAATCTAGCATGTAAAGAAAATGGTGTGAAACTTTATCTGGAAAACGAATCTAAAATCAGGAAGGAAAAAGAGAAAATAGATGATTTAAAAAAAACTCCATTAGGTCAGGCTGTGTTTGATGCTGCAAGTGATTCGACATATGTGAGTAGAGAGTTGGGCGAATCGAGAGGTGTTAGTGAAGTGTATGCAAGAGAAAATGATAAATATGCTCTTGTTAGCGTCACCAATTATGACACTCCTGACTTTTACAAATTTAGGAAAAAAGACAACGGTGAACTAGAACCTGTTAGGGGACTGTCTTATACCGGCTATCCATTCGCGGTTACACTGTGCCATTCTGAACAAACAGATTATGACAAATGTATAACAGAAGAAGAAATCAAGTTGCTTCGAGACGAAAAGAATAAGCTCGATGATTTTGTCGTGCCACCAGAAGAATAACATATACAAAATATTTAATTGCTGTTAATATTTAATCGTTCAGACATAGGGAAAGTCCGAACCCTCGACAAATCTTTCTGATATTGTCGAGGGT